CGGTGTACCGACGGCGCGACCACCATCACTAGCGCAACGCTTCTCGGCGTCGACACCGTGCCGCGCAAGGGCATGTACGCGCTTCGCAATACGTTCACGAGCATCGCCATGCTCGCAGATTGTGACGAGTCGACGAGCTGGACGACACAAGTCGCTTTCGGATTGTCCGAGGGCATCTACATGATCGCCGTCGGCCCGGCTGGCGACTCCATTGCCAACGCCACTGCTACGAAAGCCAGCGCTGGTATCGATTCGTATGCGTTGAAGCTGCTATTTGGCGACTGGATCTACTGGCAGGACACGGTAAACAACGTAATCCGCCTTGTCTCGCCGCAGGGCTTCGTGGCGGGGCGCCTCGCGAACCTCTCGCCGGAGCAGTCAAGCCTGAACAAGCCGCTGTACGGCATCGTCGGCACGCAGAAGTCGATGCAGAACCAGGTGTATTCGGCGACCGCAGAAATCGGCGCGTTGGCGCAGGCAGGCATTGACGTGGTCACCAACCCTATCCCCGCCGGAAACTCGTTCGGTGTACGGATCGGCCACAACGCGAGCAGCAATCCCGTGGTCAATGGCGACAACTACACACGGATGACGAACTACCTCGCATACACGCTGAACAGCGCAATGGGCAAGTTCGTCGGAAAGCTGCAGTCAACTCAGAAGAACGACCCGCTTCGACGACAGGCCGGCTCTACGATCAGTTCTTGGCTTGAGACCATGAAGGGCGATGGCGACAACGTCGGCATGATTGATGATTTTTCCAATCAATGCGACGACCGCAACAACCCGCCGAATCGGGTCGCACTCGGCTACATGCAAGACGACTGCAAGGTGCGCTATCTCGGCGTCGTCGAGAAATTCATCGTCAACCTCGAAGGCGGACAGTCAGTCACCGTCACGCGCCAGAGCACGCAGCCGACGTAATCATTCAAGGATCGCGGCCCCTTCGCCGAATTGAGCCACGTGGATTTCAGATCCGAGGTGGTTACAACTAAACCGGCGCCCGCCTGGTTTTCTCATTTAAGGCCCGCCGCGCGCGGCCGCTTTCATTTCGGAGCATGCCATGCCGATCAATGGTTTTACCGTAGGACGTGACATTTCGCTCGACTTCAACACCGCGACGGGGCCGCTGACCTTCGGTCTGATCACGAAATTCTCGAAGAAGCAGGACACGACGGAGAAGAAGATCAAGGGCTTGGACGGGATCACCCGCCATGTCCGCTTTGCGCAGGGTTGGTCCGGAAATATCGAGATCGAGCGGCAGGGGCCTGAGCTCGATGATTACTTCGCTCAGAACGAGGACAACTACTACGCGGGCATCGATGAGCAGGGCGGCACCATCACCGAAACCATCACCGAAGCGTCCGGCGCAGTCTCCCAATTCCGCTATCTCGGCGTGCTGCTCAAGTTTGACGACGCTGGTGACGGCGCCGGTGACGAAACCATGAAGCAGAAGGTCTCTTTCGTGGCTTCGCGCCGCATCAAGGTGTCGTGATATGACCAAACTCACTGTGAATACCGACACGCCGAGTGAACAGATCGTCAAGGCAGCGATGGCCGAGGTGACCGTCCATGACGTGGCGGGGCGTCCGATCATGCTTCGTAAGCCGGGTGCCCTCGCGCAATTCCGTGATGGAAGCCGTGGGGGGGACCAACCCGGGCTACATCGCGATGTGCATGCCGCTGATCTATGTCGCGTCAGTTGCCGGCGTGCCCGTTTCCGCCATCCGAACAAAGGCCGAAGTCGAGGCACTCGTGCAAACCTTGACGAGGACGGCCTGATCGCAGTTTCGAGGGTGTCGAAAAGCACTTCCCGCCGGCGGATCCGGAAAAGGACCGCACCGCGCTAAAAAAATAGTCCGATCGACGCCGGTTCGTGAGGCGCTCTTTCTCGTCCGAAACGGGGTGCCTTTCGACGTCGCGTTCTCACTCGATGACGTGACGCGGGCCGGCTGGTCGATCATCTTCTCGGAGCTGGACGGCCATCAGTTCGATTTCCGTGCGATGGCGTTCAAGGAAGCGACATGAAAGTTCGGCAGCCTCGGGCAATTCGCTTTGCACTTGGTCAGCCTTCAGGCCGGTGTCGCGCTTGAATTGCACCGAGGCTTAAAGCGTGTAGCCGTTGCGGTGGAAGCGACGGCCAGGTCCGAGTTTGGCGAGTATCAGCCCGCTGTCGGTCCGTTCGAGGGATGGTCACCGCTCGCTGATTCAACGAAGGCCGAGCGCGAACGTCGCGGCTACACGCCCGACGACCCGTTGCTTCGATCGGGTGAACTGCGCGACTCGCTCGGAAATGAAGTGAGGGGGCACGAAGCGGTCATTGGTTCGACCTCTGATGTGATGGTCTACCAAGAGCTCGGCACAGATACGATCCCGCGCGGCCAGTCCTCGGCCATCGGTCGAGCGCAATCACGAACTCATTCGGAAGGTGCTAGGGAGCGCGCTGGTTGCCGGGCTGGTGGGCGGTGCGGCGATTCCAGCCACCTGGAATACGACCAACAAGGTCGATTAGAAGCCGAATACGGCGCCCACAACTGCCCAGAACACAGGTAGCGCCACAGCGAGCACCACGGCGCAGACGATCAGGATCGGCAGAAAGACGGCAACCAGCGTAATGCGTTGCCACCACGGCATTTGGACGGCGAACTGCAAGGCTGGCCGCCGTTTGGCGGTGTCCGTCACAGCTCGGATGTTGGGGTACTGGATCCAAGTCACCCGATCGGCGAGCCACTCGTGCACTCTATAACGCAGGGAAGTTCTCATGTTTGAAGCCTACAAGATCGGCGTTCGGATCAGCCTGATCAACCACGCTAGCATGGGGCTGGCGCTCCTGTCAAAAGACTTCCTGCGCACGGAATCGGACGCGCAGAAGCTCGAATCCCGCATCAAATCGATCAAGAACATGATGATCGCGGGCGGTGCAATGACTGCGCTTGGCGCGGGTGGGTTGGCGCTGTTCAAGGGGCCTCTGGAAGAAGCGAAGCAGTTTCAGACCGAGGTTGCGAAGTTCACCGCGCTCGGTCTGGGCGATGCCACCAACCGTGATGCGGTGAAGTTCGCCAAGGGCATGGACATCATGGGCTCGTCGGCGCGCGACAATATGGTGCTCCTGCGCGAGGCCACGGCCATCATGGGAGACTTCGGGCATGCCAAGGAGGTATTGCCACTTCTCGCCAAGATGAAATTCGGCATTGAGTCGGTCATGGCGGGGGGCTCAGGCGCCAAGTTCGAGCAGATGTTCCAGGCAGCGATCAAGACAACCGAACTTCGCGGCGCCCTTATTGACCGCGAAACCGGCCACGTTGACTGCCAAATTTCAAGCGCGTCCTCGACATGATGACGCAGGCTTACGTGGCAAGCGGCGGTACTGTCAAGCCACAGGACTATCTCGCTGCGATCAAAACGGGCGGGGTGTCCACGAAGCTGATGAACGACGAAATGTTCTTCTTCGGCCTTGGCCACTTCATGCAGGAATCTGGTGGCTCCCGCACCGGTACCGCCTCGATGTCGATGTTCCAGAACTGGGCGATGGGGCGCATGCCGCAACGTGTTGCCGAGGACATGGCGAGAGTTGGCCTGCTCGACCCGAAGGCGATCCAGTATGGGACGACTGGGCATATCAAGCGCGTCGACGCGATGGGTATCAAGGATGCGAAGCTCTTCACCGAGAACCCATTTGAGTGGGTGACGAAGGTCGCAGTGCCGCAACTGATGGCGCAGGGGCTCAAGGGCAACGACTTGAACATCGCACTTGCCAAACTGCTCGGCATTCGAACGGCCGCAAACCTCGCCGACCAATTCGTGCGCGAGCAGAAGCTGGCAGAGAAGTACATCGAGCGCTCGCATAAAGCACAGGGCATCGATGGTCTGTACGACAACGGAAAGGGGACGCTGCAGGGCAAGGAGATCGACCTTCATGCGAAATGGGGCAATCTTCTGCTGCGCCTGGGCGAGACGGTGTTGCCCTTGGCGATCCGAGCGCTCGAGCGACTTATCCCGATGCTCGAAAACCTTACCGGGTGGATCGAGAAGAACCATGCGAAGGTCAAGATCCTCGCGGGTGGCTTCGTGGTGCTCTCTGGCGCGCTTGCATTCGCGGGCATCGTGACGATGGCCACAGCGTCGATTCGCGGCTTGACGCTCGCTATACAGAGTTTGTCGCGCGCGGCGGGAGTCGGTGCGGTAGGCGCGGGTGCTTCGGCGGGCGGGTCCATGCTTGGCCGCATGGCCGCCGGTGGGTTGGGCGGCTTGAAGCTTGGTGGCCCTATCGCAATAGCTATGGGGGCCGTCGACGCCTATCAGGTAAGTCAGGATGAAACGCTTGATCGAAAGGCAAAGCAGCGCGCGTATGGTGGTGTCGCCGGAGGCGTTGCCGGCAGTTTGACCGGAATGTATATCGGAGGTGCTATCGGCGGCCTGTTCGGGGGAGTCGGCGCGATCCCCGGCGCAGCGATCGGCGGATTTATCGGCAACTGGCTGGGCGGCAAGGGTGGCGAGGCTGCCGTCGGCGCGTTTCAAAACCCCGCGCAAGCCACCTACTCGAACGAGGTGCGCGGCCACGAAAGCACCTATATTGCGCAAAAGCCCACGCAGACCGTCCAGGTCCATTCTGAACTGAAGCTCGATGGTCGAACGATCGCCGAGCAGGTCAGCACACATCAGGCGCGCGCGCTCAATCGCCCTCTGGGCTCAGGCATGTACGACTTTGGCCTCGCGCTTCCTCCCGCGGGCATGAACTACGCAAAATGACCCCTGACACCGTTCTCACGCTCGGCGACTTCTCGTTCGCGCGCACTGAAATTCCCGAGCATATATCCTTCGGCGGCCAGCAGGCGCTTGTCGTCCACAAGATGGTCGGTGGCGTGAGGCATGTTCAGGCGATGGGCGACGACCCAATGCCCCTTTCGTGGTCGGGTCTGCTGTTCGGTTCGATGGCGCTCGAACGGGCGCTGTACCTGAAGACCTTGAAGGAGTCGGGGCAGGAACTCGAGCTGATCTGGTCCGAGCTGTACTACCTCGTCATCATCCGCGAATTTGTCGCCGACTTCGAGCGTTGGCACCAACTGCCGTACCGGATCAGTTGCGAGGTGGTCGAGGATCTGACGCGCTCGGTGCGCGATGTGCCGGACGCGGGCATCGACGCTCTCGTGAGTGACGACATGCTGTCAATTAGTGGCCTATCTGATCTGGTCGGGGACGGTCCGCTGTCCACGCTAGTAGGTGGCCTCAACACGGCAATCGGTCAGGTGTCGAGCTTCGCCAAGGCCGCGCAAAGCACCATAAACGGGGTGCTACAACCGCTTAATGCGGTGCGCTCGCGGGTTCAGACGTTGATTGCGTCGACGAACAACACGCTGCTCAATGTCACGACACTGGGCGGCATTCTGCCGAACAACCCGATTTCTCAGAATATCGCGCGCTTGACTCAACAGGTGACCGCTGCAACGCAACTGCCGGTGTTGGCTCAGCTCAACACTGTGGTCGGGCGCCTCGGCAAGAACCTCGGCACAATCAACGCTGGAACGAAGAGCCTGACCCTCGCTGGCGGCAATCTCTATCGCGTGGCCGCCAACGAGTATGACGACGCGATGGGGTGGACGACCGTCGCCGCGGCAAACGGCATCACCGATCCGGTGCTGAACGGCGTGAACTCGGTGAAGATCCCGCCGTACAACGTGCCCACGGGGGGCGTGTTCAATGCGTAGCCTCAACCAGGTGCCCGTGGCGGCGACCGCCACCCAGACGCGAGGGGCCGTAAAGCTGAATGACACGCTGATTACGGGCTGGGTGAGCTGGGAAGCTGAATCGAACGGTTTCTATTCAGCGGACACCTTTCGGGTGACGTTCGTCGCCGACATGCTGCCGAGCGACCGCGACGCGCGCTGGTTTTCCGAGCAGTCGGACATGTTCGTCGAGCTTTTCGGCGGCTATGTGGATGACCCAGACAGGTATGAGTTAACGGACCTTGTCAGCGAACTTTACGGCCGCGTCGACGATATCGATTTCGACATCGTGGCCGGCACGATCGAGCTGGTCGGGCGCGATCTCACGTCGGTATTCATCGACGCAAAGACAACCGAGAAGTGGCCGAACCTGACCGCGTCGCAGATCGCCACCCAACTCGCGCAGAGACATGGCCTTACACCGGTGGTCACCGCAACGAGCGCCAAGGCTGGAAAGTACTACGAGATCGATCACGTCAACTTGACCGATCAGCGTAGTGAGTGGGACTTGCTGGCATATCTCGCGCACATCGAGGGTTTCGTCGTGTACGTCAAGGGCAAGGAACTGCACTTCGAGCCGAAGACAGATCCCGATGCGACGCCCTATCTGATTCAGTGGGTTCCGCCGGACGACACGAAGGGCTACCCAGAAGCGAATGTCGTGGACATGAAATTCAGCCGTGCGCTGACAGTGTCCCGGGGCATCCAGGTCGTGGTGCGGACGTGGAACGCCAAGCAAAAGAAGGGCTTCACGGTGTCGTACCCGAACAAGGCCAAGACGACACAGGCGGGCAAGGCGAAGCCATTCGGCGGCGCACAGATCTACAGCTACACCATTCCTGGCCTGACACAAGAGCAGGCGCTGCAACGCGCCCAGAAGATCTATGCGGAATTGATCGCGCATGAAATGAAGCTTCAGATTTCCCGCATGCCTGCCGACTCGATCCTCGGGGTCACAACGATTGTGGAAGTTGCCGGTACGGACACGGCCTGGGACCAGAAGTATTTACCGGACAGTGTCGTTCGTCGAATGAGCATGCCCGATGGCTACGTGATGTCGCTGAGCGCCAAAAACCATACCCCTGATTCGACGGTGACGCTATGAACCCTCATGCGCTTGCGAACGCGATGCGCGGGCTGGCTCAAATTAATGCTGGCACGCGCTCGGAATCGCGCGACGGGACGATCAGCAGTTATGACCCGGTCGCGCACGCGGTCAAAGTGCTTCTGCAGCCCGAGGGAACGGAAACGGGCTGGATCCAGCTCGCGGCAGCAGCCGTCGGGGTAGGGTGGGGTGCGGTGTTTGCCCCTTCCATCGGGGACGCGGTCAAGGTCGATTTCGTCCTCGGCAACGCCGAGACGCCCGTAGCGGTGGCGCGATTCTTCAATGACGTCGACCAGGCGATGCCGGTGCCGTCCGGTGAGTATTGGATGGTGCACAAATCCGGCGCATTCATGAAGATGTCGAACGACGGGAAGGTCGCGATCAACAGCCAGGTCGAGATCGATGCCACGGCGCCGACGATCGTGATCCAGGCCACCGGGAATGTGAACGTGCAAGCCGGTGGCCAGGCAAACATCACCGCGCCGGCCATCAACCTTGGCGCGCCGGGCCAATCGCTGCTTTCCATCATTACGTCAGCGTTCATGTCCCTGTTCAACAGCCACACCCACAACGAGACGGGGACAGTCACGGCTGCCCCGAATCAACAGATGGGGGCAGCGCACATGACGTCTACGGTCAAGGCATCCTGATGAGCGATTTGAATCACATGTGGGGCTCAGACCTTACCGTCTCGGCCTCGGGCGATTTGCAGCTAGTCGACGGAGCTGACCAGACGCAACAGCGTATCCTGCGCCGCCTCATGACCAACCCCCGGGGCCCTGCCGTTGGCGGGACGCCGCCGGAACCCGGCGATTACATCTTCCATCTGGACTACGGGGCGGGCCTGCCGCGCGAAGTCGGGCGTACGCTCGATGCGGGGCGCATCCGCGCCAAGATTCGCGGTCAGATCCTGCGAGAAGCCTCGGTTGCCCGCCAGCCGGCCCCTGTGATCGATGTTCAAGCCATCGCGAGCGGTGTCAGCGTGTCGATTCGCTATACGGATGCGGCCACCGGCCAGCCCGCCACCCTCAGTTTCAACGTGAATCAATGACCATTTCCACGAAAGACTTCGTGACGCTGGTGCGCGAGCAGGTGACGGCCATTCAGGGCGCTGCTGCGGGGCTCGTAGACCTCACCATCGGCTCGACGCTGCGCGCGGTCGTCGAGGCGACCGCAGCTGTTGCCTTGTGGCTGCAATCGCTGATTCTGCAGTTGCTTGTCATCACGCGGGCGTCGACGTCGAGCGGTGCCGACCTTGATTCATGGATGGCTGATTTCGGGGTGACCCGAATTCCTGCTGACCCGGCCAGCGGGCTCGTGACGTTCGCTCGGTTTACGCCGACGCTCAATGCGATCGTGCCGATCGGTGCGCGCGTGCAGACGGGGGACGGAACGCAGACGTTCGCGGTCACGTTGGATGCAACGAACCCGGCGTATGACGCGACACAGAACGCGTATGTGTTGGGCTCCGGTACGTCCTCGGCTACGGTACCGGTGCTCGCTGAAGTTGCTGGCGCGTCGGGCAATGTTGTGGCCGGTGCGGTGAACACGATCGTGCAGGGTATGCCGGGCATCGACACGGTGACCAACGCCGCAGCGTTTACCAACGGCGTCGACGCGGAGATCGACACGGCTCTGCGTGCCCGCTTCGTCGCTTACATCGGCAGTTTGTCGAAGGCCACGAAGGCGGCGGTTCTGTATGCCGTGCTTTCGCTGCAACAGAACGTCAGCGCCACGGTCACCGAAAACCAGCAGCGCAGCGGCTTGGCGCAACTTGGGTTCTTCTATGTGATCGTCGATGACGGCACGGGCAGCCCCTCGTCGACGCTTCTTGCGTCAGCGGCCAATGCGATTGAAGAAGTGCGCCCGCTGAGCGTGACATACGGCGTGTACGGGCCCAATACGGTCATCGCCAACGTAGTCATGGCAATCGTGACAGCGAGCGGGTATGACCACGCTGCAACCGTCGCCCTCGTGGCAGAGGCGATTCAGAACTACATCAACACGCTCGGACTCGGCGTGTCGCTGAGCTTCACGCGCCTCGCGCAGGTCGCCTACGCAGCATCGGATGGCGTCACGAACGTTACCGGCGTCACGCTGAACGGCGGGACGTCCGACCTCGCTGCCACGTCGCAGCAGACAATCAAATCCGGTACGGTTCAGGTGACGTGATGACGGGTGACCAACAGGACATGTTCCAGCGCCTGCGCGCGCTGCTTCCGACGGCCTGGTTCCCTGGCGTCGCCCAGTTCCTCGACGCGCTGCTGGCGGGAATCGCGTACGCCCTGAGCTTTGTCTATTCGCTGTGGGCCTACGCGAAACAGCAGACGCGTATTGCGACGGCCACCGACGGCTGGCTCGACATGATCGCGTGGGACTTCTTCGGCGCCGCTTTACTGCGCGAGCCCGGGCAGTCCGATGATTCGTTCCGTTTTCGGATCGTCATCAACCTGCTGCGGGGAAAGGGTACCCGGCCGGCGATGGTCCAGGTGCTGAAGGATGTAACCGGACAAGCGCCGATCATCTTCGAGCCGAACCGGCCGAAGGATATGGGCGCGCTTAACTCGCCAACATCTGCCGGCTATTGCGGCGTCGCCCGGTTAGGCTCGATGGCCGTCCCCTATACGGCTATGATTACCGCATTTCGCCCGGTAGCGACGGGCGGCACTGCCGGGGCTGCGTATTGCGCCGCGCCATCGCAATCGGCGCTGAACACCCCGCTCGCTTCGTCCTACACGAACTCCTTGTCTTACACCCGTTCGTCGGCGTCCGACGCCGATATTTACGCCGCTGTCGACGCTGTCAAGCCGGTGGGCACGGTCATGTGGGTGGGCATCCGCTGACAGCAGCACTTTTTAATGACCAGGGTCGCCAAGTGCGGCCCTTTTTCATTTCGGGGGCAATCCTTGAATCGTCTTATTACGCAGATTGGCCAGTCTATCTACGAGTGGTTCTTCACCAAGCCGGCACAGGACAACATGGTGGCCTTGGGGAAACTCACGGCGGCCGTCCTCGGAACCTCGCCGATTGCAAACGGCCTTCCGTGCACGCCGACCTCACCCGCCACGCTGCAAGTCAGCATTGGGCCGGGGGAGTTCTATGCACTTGCAGCGCTCGAATCGACAGTGTTTGGCACGCTTCCGGTCGACACGTCGCACCAGGTTGTGAAGCAAGGCATTCTGCTCGACTCGACGTTGGTGACATGCGCGCCTCCGTCAACGGCTGGCCAAGCGATCAATTACCTGATCGAGGTGCAGTATCAGGACAAGGACGTGAGCCTTGATCCCACTACGGGCGGCGCCGCACCCGTGGTGCTGCAGTATTACAACTCGTCGAATCCGTCGCAGCCCTGGCAAGGGCCGAATAACAGCGGGCAGACGAGCAACACATTCCGGCAGGGCATCGTTGCAATCCAGGCGAAGGCGGGTATTGCGGCGCCGACCGGGACGCAGGCGACGCCGGCGCCGGACGCGGGTTGGACGGGCTTGTGGGTTGTCACGGTTGCGAATGGGCAGGCATCGATCACTGCCGGAAATATCGCACAGTACGCTGGCGCGCCGATCCTGCCGGCCAGCATTTTGCCGGCTATTCAGGCGAACCTTTTGGTCAGTGGCACGGATACGGGCGTTGCGAACGCCTGTGCGGTCAACATCGTTCCTGCCGTCCAGACGCTGACCGACAACATGGTGGTCTGGTTCAAGGCGAAAGCCACGAACACTGGCGCCACCACGTTGAACCTCTGCGGCTTGGGCGCGCAGCCGATGGTCGGCGCCGCGCACAGCGCACTGCAAGGCGGCGAGATCATCGCGAACGGCAAATGCGCAGCGATCTGGAATGCAAACATCAATTCGTGGGTGCTGCTCGAATGCACAGGCGGCCCGCTGCAGGTCGGCACTGCCACTCAGTCGCAACACGCAGCGACGCTCGGGCAGGTGCAGTCGGGAAGCGTGGGATTCGGTCAGTCGTGGCAGAACGTGCTCGGAAGCCGGGCCGCGAACACCACGTACTACAACACCACCGGCAAAACGATCCTCGTCAACATCACCAGCTCGCATAGCACCGCGGGCAATTTCACGGTTCTGACCATCAACGGAACGCCGGTGTACGGTCAGGGCGACTACTCGTTGGCGAACAACTCGACGAGCTATCTGTGGGCAGTGCCTGCGGGGGCATCGTACGTAGTGACGGTGACTGGCGGAACGTTGAGCGTGAGCCAGTGGACGGAATACCGATAAGGGGATCTGAATGCCATATTTTCAAGACTCGAAGAAGGGGCTGCATTTTCTCAGCCAAGAAGACATTGAGGCGGGCTTCGATTCTCTGTTGCCGAGTGGATGCGAGGAAATTTCCGACGAGGCAGCGCGAGCCATTCAGAACCCGCCTCTGCAGTTGGCCGATGCAACGGCTCAGAAGATGGGCGAGCTGTATGCGGCCTATCAAGCGGCGTCCCGCGTGGACGTGACATACGAGACCGTGGCCGGTATCAAGCAGACGTTCCAGGCCGATGAGAGCAGCCAGTCGACGCTGCTGGTGTCGACGACAGGCTACAACCTCGTTGGCGCCACGCCCGAAGGGTTTTACTGGGTCGCTCGTGACAACGCGCAGGTGCCCTTCACGCTGGAAGACCTGAAGGGCCTCTATGCCGTCATGCTCGGTCAGGGCAAGGTCGCCTTCGACAAGCTGCAAACCCTCAAGGCGGCAGTGCGCGCTGCCACCACGGCCGAAGCGGTCCTAGCCATCAACTGGGCCTGAGCCTACCCGCACTTCGAGAGAAAAACATGCCACGAATCGATGCTGCCTTAGCAGGCGGCAGGAACGCGCTCGCCTTTCTGGATGCGATCGCGTTCAGCGAGCACACCGCCGTCGGGCTGGCCAATTCTGACGACGGCTACAACGTCATCGTCGGCGGCTCGCCGCAGCGCCCGACACTCTTCACCAGTTATCAGGATCACCCGCGCATCCTCGTCACGATCCGAGATAAGAGCGGCGCGCCGCGGATCGTCAACGGCAAGCCGCTGCAATCGACCGCAGCAGGGCGCTACCAACTGCTCGCGCGGTACTTCGATGCCTATCGGCCGTTGCTGCGCCTGACGGACTTCACGCCGCGCAGCCAGGATCTGATCGCGCTGCGCCAGATCCGCGAGCAGGGCGCCATGCCTGACATTCTGGCCGGCCGAGTCTCGGCGGCCTTTGCCAAGTGCCGAAACATCTGGGCGAGCCTGCCGGGCGCGGGCTACGGACAACACGAAAACACGCTCGACTCTCTGCTCGACGCCTATCGGCGTGCGGGTGGCGTCATTGCACCGTAACCGGGGAACCATCAATGGAAGACCACAAGACTGCCTGGACGATTCTGGGCCTGCTGGTGCTGGGAGCTGCTATGGGACTCGGGAAACTGCTCGTGAGCGACGAGGTTTTGACGTGGCGACTGATCATCGGTCGCGCGATTTTGGGCGCCGGCGCGTCGATGATCGCCGGCGTGGTGCTGATCCAGATTCCGGATATCCCGCCGCTGGCGCTGCTCGGTATCGGCAGTGTGCTCGGCACGGTCGGCGCGCAGTTCATCGAACTGCAGCTCAAGCGCCGGGCCGGCGGTTTCATGCGCGGTGATAGGGGGTGATGCCATGTCGGTTACCGAAACCCATGAGGAACGCGAGACGCTCGCCGTTGACGTGCTGCTGCCCGGCCACGATCCGCGCGTCACCACGCCGTTGTTCACGCACACGCGGGCCGCGCTGATTGAGCGAGAGCGCGGCAGGTGCTTCGTCTGCGGTGGCACTGAGCAGGACAGCGGGCACCCGCTCGAGGCCCATCACCATCCGATCGAGCGCAGCACGGCAAACATGATCGACTGGCCGCGATTGGCCGAAGACTGCCGCGCCGGCGTGTGGGGCCCGATCGCGCGGGCATTCGATTGGGATGGCTTTCTGGCCGCCCAGCCGTTCGACCCGTATCGGTTCGTCGATGACATGACCGTCAACGGGATGCTGGTGTGCCGCAACCACCACACGGCCAAGAACACTGGGATCCACACGTTACCGTTTCCTTTGTGGGTGGCCCAAAAATATGCCAAGGATGGGTACAAATTTTCGGATATCGAAACGATTCATCATTTCGAGGTGGGCGTAAAATAAGCGGTCCGCCAATGTGCGATCGCGCCATGGCAGTCTGGACAGTCACTCGATATTGGAGATCGAAACGATGGCCGCGAGAAATCCTACGCCGATCGGTGAGAAGTTCAGCCGGCTTACCGTCCTAGGAGATGCTCCGTATCGCGAAGGGAACAAGAATCGCCGCGTGCATGCCCGTTGTGATTGCGGAACAATTCGTGACTACGTGCTTTCCGAGGTGCGACTTGGCAAAACGCAGTCTTGCGGGTGTTTGCAGCGTTCAGGTGAGCCATATAAACGGCACGGTCACGTCACAAAGCGCAGGTTCAGCCCCGAGTATTACTCTTGGGCGTCGATGATGACGCGCTGCACCAACAGCAATCACCCGAAATACTCTGATTATGGCGGCCGCGGTATCCGCGTGTGCGAGCGTTGGCACACGTTTGAGAATTTTCTCGAGGACATGGGGCCGCGCCCAGATGGAATGACCTTGGAGCGCGTGCTGGTGAATGAGGGATATGAGCCGGGGAATTGCGTGTGGGCCACACGCAAACGCCAATCGAATAACACACGCAGCAATACCTTTCTTGAACATGCCGGTAAGAGGCAAACCGTTGCTGAGTGGTCCGACGAGACAGGGCTCGCATACAACACCATCATTGCGCGCATTCACAGGCTTGGATGGTCCGCTGAGAGGGCGCTGACCACACCGCCAAGACGTTCATACGAACGATGAGATTAAACCCGCTTCGGCGGGTTTTTTGTTTTCCGACCGAAATCATCCACCACCACGATAAGGAAGCGACGAAATGACCATCCGCATGAAGGTTCTTTGCTACGGCGGTTTGCTGGCCATCTGGGCATTGTTCGCCTGGTTCGGGAAGACGCCCGCCGACGGCTTCATCGCCGCGGTCGGTGCCGCGCTGGCGGCGCTCGGTGCCGTGCACGCCGGGGCGGCCACGAAGGGGCAGGGTGGCAGCACCGACGCACCCGGCACGCCGCAGTGATACGGGCGCCCTTCGCATGCCTGGGCGGGCTGCTTCTTGCCGCGTGCGCGGGCAACGCCTCGTATGAAGTGCGGCCGTTCTATGACTCGGCCGGCCGGCTGATCTGCTGCGAGGCGTCAGTCTCGAGCAGCAAGGATGTCGGCGCCGTCACCGTTCGCGTGACCAATACCGCCGAGGGTTTCGCCCTCGATTTCTCTGAAACCGGCGTGTCGGCCAGCGCGCCGATCACCGCCGGCGGCGGCATTGCTTCCAGCATTTCGGCTGCCGTGACGAGTGCGGCTGCCGCAGCCATCAATTTTTCCACCCCGTAAGGAAATCACCATGAAGCGTTTTGCCATGTTGGCCGCGTGCGCGGCCATGCTCTCGTGCGCCCTCGCGGCCTGCTCGACGACAGCCCAGTCCGTCCCCTCGCCTTCGCAAGTCGCAGCCCGGGTCTGCCCGCCGGTCGAGGTCGCGGTTGCCTCGCTGCAGCAAGTCAGCGGCATGAGCGACGGCGCGCTGCAATCGCTCGCCGCGGCGCAGCCGGTCGTGAACGCGGTCTGTGCTGCTGGCTCGACCGTCGATGCGGTAAATCTTCAGACGCTCGCGAGCGCAGGTCTTCCTGCGCTCATCACCGTCGTGAAGGCGTCGCCGCTGTCGGTGCAGGATCAGGATCGAATCGTGATGGGGGTGACGACCGCGCAGATTTTGCTCGCGGCGGCGATCGCCGCGTGGCCGCAAGATGTCGCGACTGGCGCCGGGGCGAAATGAGCCGCTTCCTGACACGCCTTGTCATCGAGAATGCCACCGGCTGCGACGACGGCCGGTGGCGGCTGGTGTCGGACCTGCTCTATCAATCGGATGTTGCGGGGGCGGTGATCACGGTGCCGCGCGGTTTCGTCACCGATCTCGCGTCGGTACCGCGGCTGCCGGTCGTCTACTGGCTCACCGGCGGGACCTCGAACGAGGCCGCCGCCGTGCATGACTGGCTCTACACGACGAAACTTGTGACCCGGGCGGTGGCCGACCGCGTGCTGCGCGAAGCGTCCGCCGCAACCTGCGTGCCGGCCTGGCGCCGCTGGCTCATGTACTGGGGCGTCCGCTTGGGCGGCGCGTCGCACTGGACGCTTTCCGCGTCGAACGGTTCATGAGAGAGAAAGATAATTGCGGTTATCAAAAATTGAAAAATGATATCCAAAATTATCTTTTATCGGTTCGGTGCCCCCGGGATGCCCGGCAGTTCGCCTCGGCGTTGTCGCTGATCCGAAAGCAGGGCACGAAGGCACTCGAGCGCGATGAGCGTATCGCCGACTTCCTCGCGCCACGCCTGATGGATGATGGCGTAGAGCTTTTCCACTTCCACGAGTACCTTGTCTCGCCGCTGCGCATCGAGGCGGCGAAAGGCGACTTCTTCGATCGCCCGCCGCAGATCAGGATCCTTGTGCGTGAGCCACAGACTGCGCAGCTGATCGATGGTCAGGTCGGAAGGGCGGGGATTGAGAGGCATACCACGATCCCCACACTACGCCGATGCGAACTCGTCGAGCACCGGGACGCGGCCGTGCAGGAAAAGGACCTTCGGCGAGTCCATGGCGCCGGTCTCCGGGTCAACGACGACCTCGTAGGCTGCCACCCCGACATGGCGCTCGCGCATTGAGTGCGCGACGCGCACGGCGCCGGCGCTCGTGCTGGCCGGCCGTACCTCGACAGGCAGCAGATCGCCGCCAGACCCTTTACGGAAGGGGATGACGATGAATCTAGTGGTGTGTGGATCTCGCATGGCGGCCTCCCTCATGGTGCTGGTGAGGGAGGTAAACTAGCACAAAATACTGTACAAAAACACAGTAAAACTTGGTGTTGTCAGGCTCCTGGGTTGGCGCTCAGAGTCCGTCGTTCCGGCCATTCAGCGTATTCCTTGCCCTTTGGTGTAGCCGAAATCATTGGACCCTCTATGGAGATGCATTGGTGCATTTGCAGGGCGGTCAGAATGGCAGTTCTCTCCCCAGCCAGACTTATTCGAGGCATCCAGAACGCTTCGTAAGTATCGACGCTTACGCCTCCTGTGCCGATGATCCAGCTTAGAACCGCCTGCGTGTCTGCTGTAAAGAAATAATTTAGGTACCGATATTCCCAAATCCGCGCAGCGGCACGTTCTGACTCAAACAATCGTCGGACCTCTGTAACCTGCTCATTCGAAAGCTGTAACCCTTCGAGGTCCGGCGCGGGGTTGGGTGCGGGGGACACTTGTGCCGCGACCTCTGCTGCTTCCTCCGCGAGTCTCGCCTGCTGTGGGGCGGCGACCTCTTGGCCGAGCAATTTTAGCGATGAGATTCGGTTAATTAGTGCCTTAATCTCATCACGGAAAGACCTCAAAGCAATTGCGCCAAAAATGGCTGCTACCATTGGCCAAGTGATAAACACTTTCAGGTATTCGAGAAGGAGATTCCAATCGACTGAACATGCGATTGCCATAGTGCTTCCCCAATGTTTTCGGATGGCTATTCAAGCTTCGACTCGAAGTATGCAACGGAGACGGACCATCTGCACGAACTACCGCAGTCACGATTGCGAGTTGTTCAGCGACAAATACGGTATGGCGGCACCGGCCGCGAAAACGGTTTCGCAGGGGGCGAAAAATTCGGAACGCATCCCTGGAAACCCGCATGAAATGGTGTGCCGATGATGTGTATCTATTCCGAATTTTTTTTCGTAACTTACTGATCTAAAGAATAAATATCCGGTTGTGGGACTGGATTGTGATTCCAGTCGTCGTGGGTTCGAGTCCCATCGGTCACCCCAAAATTCCCTTGTTGTTCAAAGCGTTACACGCACGTCATTTTCCCGATACGGGAAATTTTCCCGCAAGAATATAAATTTTCCCGCTCACTCCGTTGCTGATGCGCGCTTTACTCGCCGGCGGTCGTAGTGCTTGTGAGTCGTCGCAGGGTTCGCGTGGGCGGCAAAGTCGTATGAGTCTGCGGCGCGGCTTTGCAGCTTCGCCGAAATAGCGGCGGGGCGAATGTCCTGCAGCGCGAAGTACTCGGCATGCCTTGTCAGTGTGCTCTCGAATTCGCCTTCCACTTTTTCTTTTTTTCGCTGCGCCGCTTCGCGCGCCTTCTTCATCTGGTATTCGGCAGCGATAGCCGGATCGCAACGCCCGATGTAGGTGTACATCGCGTCCTGCCACGTCGATCCCCAGCCGGTTCGCGAATACACGCCGCCGCGTCGGGTCGGGAATAGGAATACGCTCGCCACTTTGCGGTCGCGCTTCGCCCGCTCAACGACGACGCGCAGCCGTGGCGACCACTCGCGAAGCTTGTTCACAACACGCTCCCCCCTTTTGCGCTTCGCGCTTTGCACCATAACTCCTTCGTCGCCGATGCCTGACATATGAAACGGCCGTACTTCGGCTGCGCGAAATCCTGTCAGATACGTGAACATTGCAGCCAGCCCCATGGTGCGGTACGCCTGCGGCTGGCGCAGGGCCCATAGGTAGAATCGTACGACCTGGGATCGCTGGACGACGCGCACGTCGCTCTCGACCTTGTTCATCATCATGCCGATGAACGGGTTTGCCTCGATGACCCCCCAACGGATCCAGTAGTTGCACATTGTTTGCATGAGCGCGATGTCCTTGTTCGCGCTCGCCGGGGCGCCGGCAGCCCGGCGTGCGTCGAGATACTGGTAGCCGTGAACCATCTTGAGGGCGGTCGGCGCCATGCGCCCAAAGAATCGCACAAGGTTTTCGTAACGCGTCTTCCGCACGGCGATGCCATCGCGGGACTGGTCTGCGAAATGTCGTCCGTCTTCTTCTTCGCGAAAGCGCCGAATGACGTCTGCCACGGAGTTCGCGATCACCGCGCCGGCTTGAATTTCCAGCGCTCGGCGTTTCGCGATGCGCTCGGCTTCTGCAATTGCCACTCGGTCGCCCAGGTCCGCGGTGGCAAGGCGCTCACTCGTATCGTCGACGTGGCGGTAGTAGAACGACACCTTCCGCTTGCCAACGTATTTGCGCAACCGGTCAATGCCCTGGACGGTTTCCCTACGAGGCGAAGGCGAGGAGGTTCGGCGCTTGGTCATGCTTGTTGATTGTAGAGTTGGTATCAGTAATGCCCATCTTCTTGTCGCGGTACGCCCGGGCCACCTTCGGCTGCCCGTGGCTGTCGACCACGTAGCGCCATCGGTTGGCGTCCAGCCACTTCATCATTGCCGAACGCTGGTTCGGTTTGCAGCCGATCAGCTCGGCAAGTTCGTGCATGGAGAGGTAGTCGTTCATATTGCGATTCCCCAATTTCGTGCTGTCACTCGTAGCATTTCGTTCGTACTATCATGGGTACCCGGCCACTCTCGGAAGCCGCTCAAACCATGCCCACCCTCAACTTCATGTATCGCGGTTGCAACGTCGACATCGAGATCGGCGAGCGGGCGACCCTGTGGGACATCACCATCGAGGTGACGCCGTTCGACGGCGTCGAACTCATCGAACCGTTCGGCGCCCGCAAGCTGAAGCTGGCGAAGGTCGAGGAACTGGACGAGATCCAGGCGGCGCTTGTCGAAGAGATCCAGATGGCGATCGATCATCGGCTTGTTGGCTGCTGAGCGGCCCCTGGATGGCCCTGCGTTCGAGAGCGACGAAGAAATCAAACGGTCGTTTGGGTGTTCCGGGTATTCCATACTTCCTGCGGTATTTTGGTTTCGTAGACTGATCTGACCGTATGGTGCTGATTTGCCCCCTGGCGCCGCGGATTCAGGGCCCATCCCCATCGATGGGCCTTTTTTCGTTCTGGCCGGGTGGGTGGTCATGCGGGCTCTCGGCTCATCATTTTTCTTTGATGTTAATGAGTTGTGTGGTGTAAGTATCTGATTTGTAAATAGATATTTTTCTCGGTGGTGATTCGGCGGCATATCATTGGGTTGAACACAACCACCGGAGCACGAGAAATGCACCAGCCCATTGAACAAACGTTTGCTCACACCAGTTTTCTCGGCATCATCTGCCAACGCGGGTCTTCCACTTGGATTGATACAAAAATCAAAGTGCTTGTGGAGCGAGACCTGCTTCGAGACACATTTGCCAGCGATGGAAGCGCGTCCGGCGACAGAAAGGCGATACTTGCAAACATTGCCGACATTTGGAGCGTGGCGGTCCGCAAAGCTCTCGGTACGGGGATGCATGTAGTCTCGGTCGGGGCAACGGACGTAGGCGGTGATGGGCGCAGACATTGAGCTTGGCGACCTCATGCTGTTTCCAATTGCAGGCCCGGCTGTCGCGTGCGATCGCGCTGCAGGGCGAAGTACTCGGGATTCAGTTCGCAACCGAGATAGTGCCGGCCGAGCCGACTGGCGACCTGCGCAACGGTACCGCTGCCCATGAACGGATCGAAGATGATGTCGCCGGGGCGGCTGCCAGCCAAAATGCAAGGCTCGACCAATGCTTCCGGAAAGGTTGCGAAGTGGGCGCCGCTGTATGACTGGGTTGCGATCGTCCAGACGGAGCGCTTGTTCCGCGTCTGGCTGTAGTCGACGTCCTCGCGGCCCGGGCGGTGCTGTGGCTTCTGGCCGTGTTCGCCTTCGGAGTACTTCGTCTCCCGGGCGAAGCTGTTCCGCTTCGAGTAACGTCCGGTGAGCTCGCGGTGGCCACCGGCGGTCGTGTCCCACCCTGCCGGGGTGCGCACGCGCTCCTTAGGCTGCGCGTCGAAACCATGGCCGAAGCCGACGCCGGTAGGCGTGGCGCCGTAGGTCGCCGGTTCCTTGATCGCCTCCATGTCGCACAGGTAGCGTTCGCTCTTGGCCATCAGGAACAGGTATTCGTGCGCTTTGGTGCAGCGATCGCGTATCGACTCGGGCATCGGATTCGGCTTGTGCCAGATGATGTCCTGACGCAGCCACCAGCCGGCATCCTGCAATGCGAATGCAAGGCGCCAAGGCTGACCCATCATGTCCTTCGCCTTGATGCCGGGATCCCGGATCGTCCCGGTACCGCTTGCCTTACGCTGGCTGGCGGCCACTTGGCGCGCGCTGAGCGCAGATACCCCGACGCCGCTGTACGCACGGCCTTGTGAGCCCCACGAGCCGGCGTAGCTGTCGCCCATGTTCAGCCAAAGCGTGCCGTCGTCGGCGAGCAGATTGCGACACAGTTCGAACACCTCGACCATGTTGCCGAGGAACTCGGACAGCGTCGGCTCAAGGCCGAGCTGGCCAGCAACGCCATAATCGCGCAGGCCCCAGTAGGGCGGACTGGTGACAATGCACTGCACCTTGACGCCCTCGGCGATCAGCATGCGCATGGTGGCGCGGCAGTCGCCCAGAATGATCTCGTTCTGTCTCATGCTAGGATTCCTCGCAAAAAGCACGGGGGTGGGGCATGAAGAATCGAATGTACGGAGTGGCCACTGCGATCTTTGCGATGGCGCTCGCTATATTGGTCTCGGTGCTGATCGCGTGGCTGGCCTATCTTCTTCCGGTAAAGAGCGAAGTGCTCGCTAGCTGGGTTCAGGCCATCGGATCGATTCTGACGATTATTGGTGCGGTCATCATTGGTGAGCGCCAAGCATCCGGATTGCAAAAGCAGGCGGAGATGACGCGCCAGAAGGAAGTGCGCCGCCGCCAGAATTGCTATTTGGCGATCGCCAAGGTTGGACTTGATGCTGCGAATGCGATCACGCCATGTGTGGATGGCGAACGAGTGAATCAGCTTTTGCTGGTTTTGACGGTTACGCGACATCAACTGCCTGATGCAATTGACGGTTTGCGCGCTATTCCAATTCATGAGGTCGGATCTGCGGAAGCCATTACTGCGATCGCTGGCCTGCGGCAGACACTGATTTGGCTTCAAGCTGAGGTAGAAAAGGTGTGGACGATGCCAAGCCTGGACGCTTTGATCCAAGCCGACAGGCAGGGCGTGAGCGAAATGAATTGCGCAAGCGCGAGGGGCCTCATTGCCTCGGCGAATAGGCAATACGAGGCGATGGTGGCCGCGCTCGACCGCGACATTTGAGACGTGATTTTTACGAGAGGTGCCCATCACGCCCCCTTAGCGCTGTCGACGCGCTTCATAAAGCAGATCCAATGCGTGTCGGCGCGCTTGCCTGACTTGTGGCCAAACAGCGGCTGGTGAGGCGTGAGTACCAGAATCTCGCTGACTTTGATCTGCACTTCGTTCCACTTGAAGATCAGGATTCCCTCGTGATCGAGTACGCGGAAGCACTCGGCGAAGCCTCGCCGAAGGTCTTCCTGCCAGTCGTCCGAGAGAATCCCGTACTTGGCGCGCAACCAGCTCACTTGCCCAGCCCGGCGTAGATGCGGCGGGTCGAAGACGACGAGCCGGAAGCTGCCGTCGTCAAAGGGCATATCGCGGAAGTCCATCTGCACGTCGGGCTTTATGTTCAGCGCGCGCCCGTCGCACAGCATGTGTTCCTCGTCGCGAATATCGCCGAACAGAACGCCTTGATTGGCCGGGTCGAACCAGAACATGCGGCTGCCGCAGCACGGGTCGAGAATCGTCTGGCTCACGATTTCCGCTCCTCCGCTGCCTGAGAGGCTGCGCGAATTTCTCTCGCGAAGTAGACCGGTTCGGCCTCGCCGCTGACGACGAACGAAGAGTCTTGCTCGGCCTCGTTGCGCACCATTACCGTCACTTCCTTGCCGCCGACGATGGAATACTCGGCGCTGTAAGCGTCGTCATACTCGGCCCACTTTGCAGCCGCACCCGCTTCGTCGTAAGCATCGAAGGCGCGGCCGTCGGCGAAGTCTTGATCGCGCTCGGGGCACCACACCGTGAATTTGCTCATTACGCATCCCCCTTTCGCGCCTGATTGGCGGCAATGGCGGCGCGCTCGCCCGCGAGGAACGACGAACCTTCTTCCGGTTCGCTGGCTTCCCATGCGTACACCCCGGCTCCGCTGTGGCATGTCTCGTCGCCCATTTGCAAGGCGATTTCTTCGTCCATCTGGTCGGGGTCGGTAGCGCGATCAGGCGCGACCAGGTCGAGCGCTTCGAGCAACTGCCAGCCGGTCATGAACAACGGCGCGGGCTTTGCGCGCTCGCCGCCATTCACGGGCGCGGCGTCAAACTTCTTGCGCACGTCGGCAAGTGTTCGCATTACGACGTCGAGTGATTCGACGTTGGCGAAGGTGATCGCACACAGAACCTCCGCAACCGGGATTTCCTTCAACGGTTCGTACACCGTCTGCGTCCCGATGGGTTGGAATTCTTGGGGAGAAAACGTCAGCGCGGGAATGTCATCGACATAACCATCGCCGACGCAGACTTCACCGAAGCCCATTTCGACCATCGGATACGTCTTGATCAATCCGGATCTGGTCATGCCGAAGGACTGAACCACCGCCTCTTGCGCTACGCTCTGTGCTGATGGCGATATGTAGGTTTCGAGCGCGGCAAGCAACGCATTTCTGGCGGTTTCGTATTTCTTTTTGGAATTCGCAGGATGTGCGCCAACGCCTTGATCTGCTGCCCATCCCCAATCTTGCGCAGCAGCATCAAACGCATCAACGAGCGTGGCCACAGCATCAAACGTCACGGTCTTGTTGTCAGGCATTTTTCACCTCGTCATTCGGAGCGGCGGGGAGAGGCATCCAGTGAGTCGGCGGGTTGTCGCGGCGATAGGGTATCGTCCAGTCGCCCAGCCACGATGCAGCGCGCACGCGGGGCCGCACCTTGTCGAGCACGGTCACCTCATCGGCGAACAGCAGCGCCACCTCTGTGCCATCTTTCGGAGCCGTCTCGATCGACATCCACTTCGGCTGCGCCGCTTCCCATCCGCGCAGTGCCCCGGCAGTCACCGGCGACGTGAGGTCACCTTTCCAGTCGACCGACATATCGAGCCCTTCGGATTCGGCCCATTGTTCGAACGTTTGCGTCATGCTGCCGCCTTCGATCCACCGACGCAGTGGTCGGCGATCCAGAAAGTGGTGATGGATTCCGGCATGGCGCCGGGCGCGGCCTTCATGCTCATGAACACGAGAGCGGTGTCGAGGTCGCCGGCGTGCGCGAGGTCATCGAGCCAATACAGCAGGTTGTCGCGTTCTGCCCCGACCAGCACGTCGGCGCGGTCGAGCATCAGCACGCGCACGCCGGACAGGTGCGCGATGGCCTCGGCGATCAAGGCGTCTGCGCGCCACTTCTCGGATTCAGACAGCAGGGCGTAATCGCGGCCGGCGGCGGTGATGGACATGTCAGCGGCGATCGCTACGCGTGCCCAGCCCGCGGCGTCGGATTGTTCTGCCGCCCGGGCATTGATCGGCCCGAGGGCTTCGGCGAGCAGATCAGCGGGGATGCCGTCCGGGCCCAACGCACCGGCGAGTGCTTCCCAGGCTGCAACGTCTGCGTGATGCTGCGCAGCGCGCTTCGTTTTCTCGCCGGCCTCGGCGATCGCGCGCTGTGCACCTTCGATACCCGCGACAATCTCGCGCGCCTTGGTGGCGCTTGCCCTGGCATCGGTCAAGGCCTGCTCGATGTCGGTGCGCGGCGGGGCATCGTCCGACGCGGCCTCGGCGGACTCTTTCATGATCAGTTCCAACTGCGCGGCGGCGTCGCGCGCGCGGTCGAATTCGGCCTCGCGGCTCTTCATCGCGTTCTGCAACACGGCCAGGCTCTTCTCGTACTCGGGCAGGCTCGCGGCTGCATCCTCGTTGCGCTCGATCGGTGTGTCGGCCGCGAGCTTCCCGGCGAGGTAGCGCAGCAGGGCGCCGCACTCGGGGCAGGTGCACGGCATGCCCTCGACCTTGCCGCCGGCGGCGGCGCGCAGCGCTTCGACCTTCGGCAGGAATTCGGCCAGTTCGGCGCGCGCGCGCTCGAGCGACTGTTCCGCCTTCGGCAGCTTGGCGGCAGCCTCGCGCAGTGCCGCGGCGCGCGCGTCACGTTGTTGCCGCTGGCGGTCTGCCGCGTCGATGGCGCCGAGCTGCTGCTGAAGGTCGGCGCACTCGCGGTCGAAGGTCTCGATTGTCTCGCGGCCCTCGACCAGTGCGGCGGCGAGGTCGGCGGCATCCTCGGCGCCTTCCGGCGCCTTTGCCGTCCAACCGTTGGCCTTCGAGCTTCCGTAGGTCTCGCCGGTGACTGCGCGCCACGCGCCCTTTGCGGCGGTGGCCTTCGACTGAGCCTCGGTCGCCGCGGCGTCGAACCCGGCGCGTACCAGCGGCAGCACCGCTTCGACCTTGTCGCCGGTGATGCCGCGGGCGGCGAGGCGCTTGCGCACGTCATCGGTGCCCACGGTCACGCCCATCAGGTCGAACAAGAACGTGCGGCGGGCCTTCGAATCGAGGCTGGCGAAGCGCTGTGCGTCGAGCACGAACGGCGTGCGCGGATCGGCCGGGATCGTCTGCGTGATCTTCCCGCCGGGCAGCGCGACGTTATTCGCGCGCCCGCCGTCGGCCACGACGACGATGGATCCCGACTCGGCGCCGTCGTGTACCAGGCGCCCGTATTCCTTCTTGAGCGCCACGCGCACGCTCTCGCCGGCGAGGGCCAGGCGTACGGCGTCCTGAATGCTCGACTTGCCCGCGCCGTTAGGACCGCAGAAGAGGGCGACCGGCGTGCGCAGCTCGACGTCGGCCGTGCGGATGCCGAGGAAGTTGGTGGCGTGGATGTGGGTGATCTTCATCAAGCCGGCCCTCACTCAGCGTTCAGGGGCGCGCGCGCGCGGCGGCCAGCCGGCGCCGCGGTGCTCGGCTCTTCAGCGGCCTGAGTCAGTTCGCGCACCCGGCGGGCGGCGACCTGGTTCAGCGTGGCCTTATGCGTTTCGTCTGCGAGGCCCGAAATCATGCTGCGGGCGAGGTCCAATTCCTCGACGGTCGATGCGGTGAGCAACTCGCGGTTGATATCCTTGAACGTCGGGGCGTCGCCATCGTGGCCGGCATCATCGTTGCCATCGATGTCGAGCCCAGGCTGCTGGCCATCGTCTGCGGCGGCCGCGTGTTGGGGCGCCTGTTCGCCGACGACGTCGGCAGGCTCTGTGCGCGTGGCCGGCTGTGCAGCGTTGGCGCGCATCTCGCTCATCGTGGTGGACTGCACGACATACGAGCCATCGGGATTCAGGTCGATGATGTCCTGGGCTTCCTCGACGGTTTGCAGGCCCATCAGCAGCTCGGGCGCGTAGAGCTTCCCGAAGAAACTGGCGGTGCGGTAGCGCAGCATCACTTCGGGCATGGTCTGCCACTTGCTGCCGCTCTTGCCGTACCAGCCTTCCTTGACCGCCATTTCGACGGACACTTTCGGGCTGTCGATGCGCGTGCCGGTTTCCTTCTCCACCGCCCACGCGATGCACTCGAGGTTCTGCACGGTGGCCTTGTGTTTCGAGGTCACGCGCTGACGGTCCACCCACTTCGTCACCTCGTACTCGACTTCCTTCGGGCCGAGGTCTTTCAGGTCGAAGCGAAGCGGCGAGAACCGGCCGCAGCCATTGATCGCCGCGATGATCCACTGCGACGACCACGACGGCCGGCCTTCGACGATATACAGGTTTTGCATCACCATGAGCGGGTCGGCGCCCATGCGCTGCGACATGTTCAGCGCCACGACGCAATTGGCGAGCGCGTTCTGGTTCTCGCCCTTTTTCTCGTCCCACGCGCGGTAGGCGACGGGAACGAGCGTGGAACTGGAAAGCAGCTTGGCGGCGCGCTGCATGAGCTCGAAGGATTGCAGGCTGCTGAAGCCAGGCGTGACGGCGGGAAGGGTGGCCTCGCGCGGCGCGGGCGAGCGGAGATTGTCCAGGGTGGTCGGTGCATTCATGGTCGTGTCTCAGTCGTGGAATTGGCAGGTGCCGAAGCGCGGGCAGTACTTCTCCGAGCACAGCAGCGATTTCGGGTTGGGATAGAAGCGGCCGGTCTTGAACATGTCGGCCGCGAATTCGATCAGGCCGGGCGTCGATTCGGTGCCGAGCATGGCGCGCTTGGCGTTCTTGATCGTGCCGGTTGCGATTTCGAGCGTGCCCTTCGTCTTGAGGCCGATGATTTCCGCGTCATCGCCGATCACGTCGCCCGTCGAGTGCTCGTAGAGAATCTCGTAGGTGCCGATCTGCGGGCCGTGGCCCTTCGTGACCGCCGCGCCTTTCTGCACGGCGGCCGAACCGCTCTTCAGGTCGGCGATACCGACGCCTGCGGCGGTGCGGCGTACGCGGGCCCGGTCCATGGTTCCAGTCAGGCGAACGATGACGCCATTGCCGCAATCAATGTCGAGCGGCTTCGTTTCCATTTCCACGGCCACAAACTCGAATTGCGGCGACACCTCGCGGCAGTACTTCGTCAGCAGCGTGATGCCGATGCGCTCGGCTTCGGACATCGTCAGATCGTCCTGCGACGGATCAAACTCGTTTTCCGGATCGCGCAGCTTGTCGATGAGCGCGCCGGCGGCGTCGTCAGCAGTGAGCCCCGCGCCATCGAGGCGGCTCTGGTCGAACACAGCGGTGCCCGCGTGGATGGCGGTGCCCAGCGCTGCGCGCAGGCCGACGACATTGCGCAGCTTCAGCAGGTGAATGCCTTCCCAGCGGTACGAGCAGTCGAAGAGGGCGCCCCAGCTCGAGGCGCGAACGGTGTAGATGCTTTGCATGGCGGTTCTCTCAGTGAATGCGGACGAAAATCAGATCGTTGCCGGACCAGTGGCACGACAGCCGCCAGCCGCGAGCGCGCATGCGCTCGACGAATTCGTGGAAGAGGGGATCGTTCATGCGGACCTCCCGTAGACCGGCATTTCGCTGGCTTCGGCGTCGACGCAGTACTTCGCACCGCCGATGAGCAGTGCAAGTACGATCAGCACGATGAGCACGCGGCCACAGAACTGGCTGAAGTCGAGGGCGAGGCGGATCATGCGTCACCTCGGGCGCGGGCGTAGCGCACTTCCAACTTGAAATACGTGGCCTGGTGGGCATCGCGCATATGGTCTGCGAGCCCGGCGACTCTTACGCGGCGCCCGCAGTCCGGGCAGTAGCACTTCGATGCCTTCTTCGGCTGGTCGAAGGTCGACTCTTCTTGGCAGTCACAGCAGCGGCGCGGGAAACCCTCGCCAGCGCCATCAAGAGCGACGCCACAACCTTCGCAGAGAGTGCCGTCGAGCATCATTTCGGCGATATCGCCCATCTCATTCCCCCGTAGCACGGCGCACGAGCAGGCGGCGCAGATCACCGCTGATCGAGTCGGGGTCGCGCAGCTCGTCGCGCGCTTCCCCGATCGTCAGGCCGTGCTCTTCCGCGTAGGCAGCCAGATCGTCGGCCACGTCGAGCGAGGTCTGATACCGCTGTTCCTCGATGCTCTCGACGTAGCTGACGTTCATCGCGCTGGCCCCTTCGTGCGTTCACTTCCGAATGCGCTTTCGCGCGGCTGACGCAGCTGCCGGTTCCCGGCCCGGCGACCCCGCGTCATGACTCGTCAGTCAGCGGATTGGGGTGGGTTGTGTGCTGCGTTGGAGTGAATAATACGAATGTATTTTTCCTGAGTCAATACATTTGTATTTTCGTAGTCGAAATGTATTTTTGTCGCTATACGAGCGAGGGGCTGCGAGGGTGCTTTTTTCGGGATATGAGAGACGCGCGGACGCAAAAAAGCCCGCTCGGGGCGGGCTTTGTGGGAGTCGGGCAAGAAAAAACCCGCCGAAGCGGGCTTTTGATAGATGTGGGCGTACGAGTCAAGTCGCTGGGGCGAGGGCCTTAGTAACGTACAGTTTGGGCCCAGTTAGTTCGCCTTCTTCTGTAATCGCCACAACGTCTAAACGGCAGGGGCCGTCGAACTGGAATGGCGAGAATATGAGAGCTGCGCCGGCGTGCGCGCGCGTAGGAGGGGCGAATCCCTCACGACTTGTCGTATTTAGGACGAGAGACTCTGGTTCAAACTTAATCGAACTAATAGTTTCTCCATCTTTTCGCACTACGAGTTCAAGCTCCTTAAATGGCTTTTCTATCGCTGTGTGAACGGATGCAAAAATGCAAAGCTTTGGGATGGTAATGGGGAAATCAGAGACATGCATGTCATTTAAGTAGACGCCCATGAATGACATCTTATTCCCGATTTCGTTGCGAATGTCATCGCAAAATATTGCTTCAATGTGACGGCCACTCATTTGTTCTCCTGCTTGCAAACCTGCACGAATGCGCCAACCACATCCAATAGCGGAACATCGAGAACACTAGAAAGGCGAACGAATGTACTAAGCCTAGGATCTCCGCGGCCAGATTCAATTCTCGCAATGGAGGGTTGCTTCATGCATGCGAGGGCCGCCAACTGCGTCTGCGAGATTCCACGGTCGAGACGAAATTCGCGCAAGGATAAATTTTCTAGGCGCTTGACTTCCTCGTAGTCTGAGGCCGCCGCCGCCAACGCTTCTCGGCCACCTGGTTCGTTCGCGAATGCGGCGATTTCCGCATCAATATCAACGAACTCGTCGTCTGGAAGCGTGTTAATGAACTTCGTTTGTTTGAACTCTAGAGCAAAGGGTTCACTGGTCGCTGACGGAGCGAATTCAGTGAACTTTGAGCCCGAGTCGCTTATAAAGCTCACGAATACGTTTGCACGTGTCGGGGTCATTTTCATAATCTAGGCTCCGATGTACTACCGCCACAATGTAGAAGTCTTTTGCTTCGATATCGTAGAAGTAGATAAGCCTGTAAGGAAATGTGTGGCCAGGAGCGTCATATGCCTTTATGCGCCATACGTCGTGACCACGTTTGTGGAAGAACTGGAATTGAGTGACTTCATAGTCAAACCCTAATCCGGGCCAGATCGTGTCCGGTGTGGTCAAATGCTCGAGAGGTGAAGGGTCATCAATCAACCCGCGGACGATCAGAAGCGCCATCGCAGCATCTTTCTGCGATGTCAACTTGATTTTCTGGATGTCCTCGTTGGCCTCCCTGTGGAGCCTTACCCTTGTCATTATAGCTTATAACATATAATTTTCAAGATTGCATGCCGCCCAGACCGCTATCACCGTCTCCGGTATCGCCTGTGCTCGACCATGACCCCGACCACGCGCAACGGCTCGCCTTCGTTGCTGATCGTCGGGTAGTCTGGGTTCAGCGGCACCAGTTCGAATATCTCGATGCCGCTGGAGTTTACACCACGTGGTCGGTAGGTCTTGAACGTCGCTTCGTCGCGCCCGTTGGTGGCCACAACGAAGTCCCCGGGAATGGGCCGGATTGCGGGATCAACGAGAATCCGGTCACCTTCTCGAAAATCGGTTTCCATCGAACGCCCCTCGATTTCGAGCGCGAAAGCGCTATCGGACAGGTCCAGATCTGTCAGCAGATACTCGAACGCGTCGCCGGCAGGGAAGGGCGTCACGGTCTCATGCATCAGTCCTGCCTGCACGCTGCTGATCAACGGTATGCGTCGCTTGCCCACTTCTGCGGGACGCACATTCACCGGGCCCTCCATAGGGCCACTCCCGTCCCGCAGCCATTCGGGTTCAACCCGCAGAAACTTCGCCAGCGCGACCACCTTCTCGTCGTCGATCGCGTCCGCAGAGCCGTTGAACCATAGGGAAACGGCTGCCGTGCTGATTCCGCTGGCTTCGGCGATATCGGACTTCTGCCGGACGCCGCGCAGGCCCATCGCGTAGTGCAGCCTGGCCGTGAAGCTCTCCGGATGGTACGAATTGAGGTACTTCGGGGCCGGCTTTTGCCCTGGCCCGATGAGCGACGGAATGCGCTGATTGCCCCTACCGGTGATCAGCCAAAACATATTGAAGCCGTACGCTTCCTGAAGGCGTGCGGCCTGGTCGTGGCCAATATCGAGCAGCTCGCCGCAAAGCCATTTTGCCGCGGTGCCCGGTGCTACGCCAGCCGCCGCCTCGAGCGCTTCCTGCGTGATTCCACCGTCGCCCAGAATAGCTGTAATGCGCTGGGCGAGGCCGTCGCATGCCTGGGTCGCCGCGGGGAAGGTGTTGGCGTTCGTGGTCATATCAGCGCCTATCGCCGGCGATATCGGCGGTGCTCGACCATCACGCCGATGATCCGAGCGGGCTCGTGTTCGCTGTTGATGGTCGGGTAGTCGTCGTTCAACGGCACGAGCTCGAACACCTCTCGACCGCCCTGGCCGATACCGCGGGGGCGGTACTTCTTGAAGGTAGCTTCTTCACGGCCGTTTTTCGCCACTACGAAGTCGCCAGGCTGAGGCTGCAACGCAGGGTCGACGATGATGCGGTCGCCCTCCTTGAATTCGGGTTCCATCGACTGGCCTTCGATTTCCAAGGCGAACGCGTATTCCGAAAGAGGTAAGTCCGTAAGCAGGTACTCGAACGCGACCCCTGCTGGAAACGGTTCCAGGGCTTCGGTCATGAGCCCCGCCTGAACGCTACTGATGAGCGGGATCTGTCGATGGCCGATCGCCGCTGGCTTCACGCCCCCGAAACCAGATCCGGTGACGTCCCCCTTCAGCAACTCTTCGACGGTCATGCCAAGCGCGGCGGCAATCTGCGGCAACTTCTTAGAACTCTCATTTCGGCCGCTTTCCAGATGCCCGATCGTGCCTTGAGAGACGCGTGCCTTCATGGCCAGGTCACCTTGCGACCAGCCACGCGCCCGCCGGGCGTCAGCGATGTGCTTACCGATATTACTCATGTACTGAATTTTGCCGATTCTGCCAACTACGTGGGTATTGCTTGATAAATACATTTGTATTAATCTCCAGTCACATCCGACTATCGGGACGACTATGAAACCGGAACACCTGGACGAGCTCAGCGCTCAGCAATTGATCGGCGTGATGCGCGATCTCGGAATGTCTCAGAAGGAAATCGGGGAAGCTTCTGGCATCACGCAAAGCGCCGTATCTCACATCGAGACCGGGCGCCGGAAGAACGCGCTCGGAACCACGGAACGCGAGCTGCGGCGGGCTTGTCGGGCCGCCTTGGCTGAATCCATCAATCGCCATGCCGAACCGACAGCCGCATGAGAAAGATCATCCCGATCCGTCGCCGCGTCGGTCTGCTCGGCACCGTCGTCGCACTTTTCAGCGCATGGCGGCTGCATCGTGCTGATCGCCGGCCGCCCAGTCCTTACTACGATCCGAAACAGTTCCGGGGGCGCCGATGATGTGCATCCGAGTACCTATTGCGCTTTACGCCCTGGCGCTTCTTGCCTTGAGCACGATGCTGTACCTGACAGGCAGATACATGAACCGGGTGTGGATAGAAATGCGAAAGGAACTCTTGGCACTTCGCGGCGCGAGGAATGCCATCACCGTTGCCGATTCTGTTGACACTCGGTCCGGGGGAACGCGTACGTCCAACGCGAGCGCTGGGGACCGCGGGTGATGGGCTGCCTTGAAACGATAACGTCCGTCGGGACCGACGGTTTGTGTAGCTTGGCTCAAGTCGCAGCCCGAGACCGTCAATTTAGTGATCCAAATCGGAACAGTGGTCGGATGCACGAACAATCGAAGCAGCAGCGTGCCGTCCTCCGATTCGTTCAAAAAGCCGCTCAAATGCGGTTCTGCCTGCTTGCGCATGAAGTGGTATTGCATCGCCGCGTACAAGCCCGTGACGGCTGTGGCGACGGCGGTCACGGTGTTCGCAAGATCAAAGCTCAAGAGGGACTCCCTTGCTGTGGCGTCAACGGTGTAGGAGCCAAGGATTCTACGGCAGGTGGAGTCTCTCGCCATCTTCGTTCGGCGCCTCTGCGCCGCCTCGTTCGTATTCTTGAAAGCCATCGTATCGATCGCGAATCGCAACTGGGAGCATGCGATGAATGTTGCAGACCGAAATGAATTTGTGGTAAGGCGCCTGATCGCGCAGCACCTGCAGAAAACTGTGGCCGATGCGATCAACGTCGAGCGGTCGAACTTCAGCCGTTTCCACAACAACCGTGGCCATGGTCTGCAACTCGGCAAGTTCTGTGAACTGCTGGCATTCCTCGGGCTCGATCTTTCGCTGATCCCGGAAGACTGTGAGGGGCCGGCTGCGGCGGGTGACACGATCACCATTCCGCGTGCCCAGTACGAGGCGATGCGCGTGATGCTGAAGCACTCGTTGGGGGACTGACATGGCATCTCGAAAAGCGTGGTGCGCTGAAGAGGACGCGCTGCTCGTGCAGCTCTGGGCAACGCATATGTCTATCAAGCAGATCGCGGCGCGTTTTGCCGACCGTACACCAGTCGCCGTGCAGAAGCGTGCCCGCTATGGACTCGGGTTGCCCGACCGGATCAACATGCCTCGCCCGAATCAGTCGGTCGCGTGGGAAGCGATCCAACGCGAGTTGCGTAAGGTGCCGATGGCCGATTCCAAGTTCCTGGCCATGGTGACGGGCTTCTCGCGTCGCCAAGTCCTCATTCAGCTGCGCGCACGCTACACCGCCGACGAGCTTCACATCGCCGGATGGGCGCGCTACGCCCCTGCCGGCGTATGGGCTGCCCGCTACGCGCTCGGTGCCGGCGTTGACGCACTCAAACCAGATCCGATACCGCCCGAAGTGGTGGACCGGCGCTACAAGCAGCGGGCCAGTAAGGATCCTGCGTACACAGCCGCGCGCAACGCGCGTGCCCGCGCACGCTATGCGATCAAGACAGGGCGGCTTGTTCGTCGTGATCCGCTGGTTGCGGCGCTGTATGGCACCGCGTAGGCGGGGGAAAAATGGCAAGAATTCGCTCAGTTAAACCTGAATTTTGGACGTCCGAGCAGGTGATGGACGTGTCTCGCGACGCACGCATCCTGTTCATCGGGATGTGGAATTTCTGCGACGACGCAGGAATTCACTCGGCCAACGAGAAGCGCCTGAAGGCCGAGGTATTCCCGGCGGATGATCTGACTTCGGCGGATGTTCGCCGAATGGTCGACGAACTGCTTCGCGTCGGCTTGCTCGACGAGTATGAAGTCGCCGGACAGCGATTCTGGATCGTCACGGGCTGGCATCACCAGAAGATTGACCAACCGACGTTCAAGCACCCACTGCCGGACGGCACAGTTCCTTCTGGTGCGCCGAAACGCCGTCAAACCCGCATGAAATCGAAAGATTCGGCGAGTGATCGCGGATTGGACGGTGAGCGCTCGCCTGATGTTCGTGGAATGTTCGGCGAACACTCGTCGAATGAACGGGGAGTGTTCGACGACCGTTCACCCCCGGAGGGGAGTGGAGTGGAAGGGAGTGGAGTATCGAAAGGTAGTGGTACTTCAATCGCCGTAAGCGGCGGCGATGAAATCCGCAGCCTTCCGGATGCGTACGTGCCTGCCAACCCGGCCGAATGGGCGACGTTCTTCGGCGCCGAGTACGGCATCGAGGTCTCTGTGAGCAGCCAGCACGATCGGCGGAAGTTCGTCCCGTTGGCGACAGCATGGGTGAATGCCGATATCACGCTCGGTCGGATGCGCCACGCCATCGAGCGCGCATACGCCGAGGCGACCGAACCTATCGCCTACCTGCCGGCATACGTCGACCGCGTGCTGGCCAGCTCGAGCGCACCGCGTGCCTCGCCGCGCAGCGCTGAAAACGCAGCGATCCTCGCCGGCCTCGCCGGTAACCCCTTGGGAGACGAGTATGGGAACGACCCCGGCACCATCGACGTCGACGCGACTATCGTCGGCTGACTGGCCGCAAGACGCGGCACCGCAGCGGATCGTCGAACACGTGTTCGCCGTGCTCGCTCGGCGCTACGGCGCGCGGCTCGCGGACATGTGGCGCGGCGGCGATCCGGCGCGGCCCGAGACGGTGCAAAAGCACCTCGACGGCGTGAAGCGCCAGTGGGCGCTCGACCTGGCGGACCTGACGCCGCCCGAGTGGCAGCGCGGCATCGCCGCTTTACGTGATCGGCCTTACGTGCCGACCTGCCCGGAATTCCGCCTGCTGTGCCGCCCACGCCAGCACGTCAGCGAGCTGCTCGACTACGCCGTCGCGCAGTTGCACCGTCGCAGCACCGACGGCGGCGACGTCTGGCCCGATCCCACGGTCTATTGGGCGGCCCAGCGCGTAGGCGGGTACGAAATGCGCACCCTCGGTCGCGACGCGCTCGTGAAGCGGTTCGCGGCGGCGCTTGATGCGGTTCGGGACGAGGGCAACGTGCCGCCCGTGCCGCCCGCTATGGCCGCGCTGCCAGCACCCGGTAAAGCCGTGACGGACAAGGCGACCGGCCGTGCCCACCTGGCCGCGATTCTGGCAGGGCGGCCGGGCCGCAGCGACCGCTCGCTCTCGCGTACGCGCGAGGCGTTGCTCCCGGTTGCAGATCGCCCCGGCGCCGTGGCGAAGTTGCTCCCCGATTCCGTCCTCGCGTACGCGCGAGGGGCAGCGAAGGGCGCTCAGCGCTCGCCGCGGGGCTGACCGTGGATCTGTGCCCACTCTGCCAGGTGAACGCCGGCCGGCTCGACTTCACGAAGCCCTGCTGCCGCGTCCGGCACCTCATGGCGCTGCCGAAGGTCGAAATGCGCCGCGCGACGCTCGACCGATGGCGCAGGCAGTTGGGCGACACGGCCATGAACCAGATCGAAACCGAAGTGAAAGCCCGATGGGCAGCGAGGAAAGCATGACCGAAAACCGCCTGTTGTTCGACGACGCCCGGCTTCTACGCCGGGTTGTTTTCTCCGTGCCCGGCCAGCCGGTGGCGAAGGGGCGCCCCAAGTTCGCGCGGCAGGGCGGCTTCGTGCGCACGTACACGCCCGAGAAGACCGTGAACTACGAGACGCTCGTGAAGCTGGCCGCCGGCGAGGCAATGGCAGGTGCCGCGCCGATCGACGGCCCGGTCGAACTGTGGCTCGACATCGAACTCACGATCCCGGCGAGCTGGTCGAAGAAGAAGCAGGCGGCGGCCGTGGCCGGGAAGGTGGCGGCCACGAAGAAGCCCGACGCTGACAACGTGCTCAAGGCGGTCAAGGACGGAATGAACGGCATCGTCTGGAACGACGATGCCCAGGCGGTGGAATACCGCATCAGCAAGCGCTACAGCCTGACGCCCGGTGTGCGGGTGCAGGTCGAGCAGTTGCCGCTGGAAGCGGCGTGATGGATTGGCACTTTTGACGGGGGAATAGGCCAATGAACGAAGCATTTCAAGACACGCGACAGGCGCTACACGTGGCGTACCTCGTTCTGTCGCTACCGCCGCGCCAGAAGGCGCCATTCCGGAACATGCTGATTCGTATCCTCGAGGACCTCGACCGACCGACGAGGGCGCAGGAAGCGTGGCTCAACGAACTGCGTGGCCCGCAGGGGGACTTTGATCCCGAACGCCTGACGCTCGAGGAATATCGCGCTCAGTGCGCCATGATCACAGACGCAGCGCGCACGCGCTTGCCGTCGCCTGAATACGCCGCGGTGCTCGCGCGCTTCGCGCATGGTGACGAGAAGGTGAGGGGTATCAAGGCGTTGGCCGTCTGGTCGCGGAAGTCGAGCGGCATCACGGCGGTTGGGCTGCTGGAGGACTTGGTCGTGTGGAACTACCTGCCGCGCACCAAACGCGAAGGGGCGTCAATTCGTGACCTGGCCGAACGACACAAGGTGACCAAGGACAAGGCTTTCCGCGCTGCGAAGTGGATGGCGAGTCGTTTCACCGAACTCGAAAATCTGGCAGTCGCGCGACTCGAATCGGGTTTCGTCCTTCACGGGGTGGTGCCCGCCGCAAACCGTCCCGCGTGCGACTTCGCGCAGTCCGTTGCAGCGTAAGGACTTCGAACGAAAAAGGGCTTGCAGTTTTGCGACAAAGCACCTAAGATTCGCCCATACTCACCGCGAGTACACCCAAAGCCCGCCTAGTGCGGGCTTTTTCACTGTTTCGGTGCTATCGCCGATCCGATCGAGCCTTCGATGAGTGCACGCGTTTTCTCGAATGCCTCGATTTGCGTATCGGACCAGCCAGCACCGAGGGACGCTGATAGAAGCGTCTCCATCCAGTGATGCATGGCCTGCTCGAGTTGTGGTGTTCGTTCCGTCGTGCTCAGCAGAGCAATTATCGCTGCGAGAATTGCGTGGGTATCGCCCGCAGTCGTCATTGTGGCTTCGATCAGTGCCTTTTCCATTGCGTATCCCTGGGTTGATGAATTAAGCGTGTTCCATCTCGCGCTGTGCCGCGAGTGCCAGAAATGCCGAGCGCGACATATGGCGCTTCTCGGCTTCGGCATCGATTTGGCTCACGAGACGCTCGGGCAGGCTGATGTTCAGTCGCACGGCCTTGCTGCTGACCTTTGACAGATCAATGTCGACGAACATCCAGAAGCCGGTGCCGTCGTCCACTTCATTCGCGTGCAGCTTCTTGATGTCGTATGTCGGCGCCGGGATCTGCTCGTCGCTGTCTTCGTACATGAGCTCGACCGCCTCCTGCGCCATACGCTCAAGGTCGTCGAGCGTATCCGCAGCGGTGTGCACGCCCGGAAGATCCGGGAACGTGGCGCCGAAGGCGCTATCGCCTTCTTGCCACACGTAGATCGGATATTTCATTCGCTTCTCCAGTCAATGCCCGCTTGCTTGAAGATCGAGCGGGCGGTGCCTATCGGCATGTCCTTCTTCGGATGCGGGACGATCACCACGCGACCGTTCTCGTGCCGGAATTTGTGGTGGCTGCCTCGCACCGACACTTCGGTGAACCCGGCGGCCTTCAGTCGTTTGATGATGTCTGCGCTTGTCATGTGTGTAACTTTACACAATACACAACGTTGTGTAAAGAATTTTGCGCAGGTTGACGCGTCTCGGTTGATTCGCCCGTCGGGGCACAGACCACAACGCCGCGTCGCTGCCCGGGCCAGCCGGCCAGTGCCCGATCCTTTCCGAAACAACCCCGGCAGCGCGCCACGTGTCGCCACTCATACCTCCTGTGAGTGAAGAGCGGCGGGGGCGCGCGCATTAAAAAGCCCGCTTTCGCGGGCTACATCTGGCTTATTTGCGAACTCGTTCCAAACTCGCACGGAGATCTGCTGGCCGCACGGACATGAGCTCACGGACACTGTCGCGAATCACGTTTTCACGCAATGCGTTGATTTCGCCAGTGCTAACCCCGGCCCCACCGTTCGACTTTGACGAGATGGCGTTAAATCGGCTTACGGGCATAAGTGACCCCTTGCCGGAAAGCCGAGGTGATACGCCAGCGATAGCAGAACAAGATGCTTCGCCACCGCTCATCTTCATGCAGTGATACTCAAGCACAATTTCGTACTTCGCGGCCGGAAACTGTGCGGTGAACTCGTCTGTGACGAGGTCGCGGACCAACCCGACCGCGTTAGTGGGCGTGTCGCCGAATGAGGTCACGATGAACTCGCCGGCTTGTGCACGCAACGAACAGCACAGCAGCGCAGAAAATAGGGCCAAACCTTTTCGCATACGTTCTCCAGAACAGATGATTTGACGGCCCTGAAGATAACGGATGGTTGCCGCCATTCTTGAGGCATCTTCAAATTCCAGACAATTATTCCCGTCTATGAAAAAGCCCAGCCAACTCTCGATCGTCTACCGATCGACGGACGAGCTGGCCGCGTACGAGAACAATGCCCGCACACACAGCGCCGGGCAGATAGAGCAGATCCGCGAGTCGCTGCGACAGTTCGGATGGACCAATCCGGTCCTGATTGCTGACGGCGGGATCCTCGCCGGGCATGGCCGCATTGAAGCGGCGACCGGGATGTGGGAAGCGGGCGAGAGCATCGCCATGTGCCCTAAGCCGTTCGATGTGCCGACGGTCGACCTGTCGCACCTGGACGCCACGCAGCGGCGCGCGTACATCCTCGCGGACAACCAGCTTGCATTGAACGCCGGCTGGGATGAAGAACTGCTCGCGGCCGAGCTGGCTGATTTGAAGGCTGACGGGTTTGACCTGTCCGTCATCGGCTTCAGCGACGCTGAATTGCGCGAACTATTCACGGATCCCGGCAAACCCGGTCCCGGCGGGGATGGGTCGCTCGCCGAACTATTCATGGTGCCGCCGTTCAGCACGCTCGATGCCCGCGCGGCGGCGTGGCAGGAACGTAAGGAAGCTTGGCTTGCGCTGGGCATCCAGTCCGAAGTCGGCCGCGACGCCCCAGCATACGGCGATGCCAGCGAGGCACAGAAGGCGGCTCGCGGCGCAACGGCTCAGCACCGAACCAGTGTGTTCGACCCGGTGCTGTGCGAACTGGCCTACCGGTGGTTTTGCCCGGAAGGTGGGATCGTGCTGGATCCGTTCGCCGGCGGCAGCGTGCGCGGCATCGTCGCGGCGCGCCTCGGGCGTCAGTACGTCGGCATGGAACTGCGCGACGAGCAGGTCGCGGCCAACCGCGAGCAGCTTCACCTGATCGCGCCGGACGATCCGGCGCCCGCGTGGACGGTGGGCGACAGTCGGAAGATCGGCCAGGCGGTCAAGGGCGTCGAAGCCGACTTCCTGTTCTCGTGCCCGCCATACGCTGACCTCGAACGCTACTCGGACAGGCCGGAAGACCTGTCCACGATGAAGTACCCCGAATTCCTTGCAGCGTACCGGGACGTCGTCACGGGCGCGGCGGCGCTGCTGAAGCCTGACCGTTTCGCCTGCTTCGTTGTGGGCGATGTCCGGGCGCGCAGTGGCGCGTATCGCAATTTCGTGTCCGACACGATTGCAGCCTTCCTCGACGCCGGGCTCACGCTTTACAACGAAGCGATCCTGCTTACGGCGCTGGGCAGCGCGCCAATCCGCGCAGGCAAACAGTTTGCCTCGAGCCGCAAGCTGGGCAAGGTCCACCAGAACGTCCTCGTGTTCGTAAAGGGCGACTGGAAGAAGGCCGTCGCGGCGTGCGGCACGGTCGATATGACGAATGTGGAATTTCCCGAAGCTGACGAGTGATCGACGACCGCACCCTGCGGTTCTGCAAATACACCCCATGCAAGACGGGCCGGGGGCTCGTCGATAGGAGGCCCCGATGGTCCGACTGTGCGGGGCGAAAACCCGCTCGGGCGCGACCTGTAAGAACGGGGCTATGGCCAACGGGCGGTGCCGGATGCACGGCGGAAAGACGCCCAAGACAAACCAGAACGCGGTAAAGCCGGGTTCGCTATACAGCAAGCACCTGACCGAAGAAGAGCAGGCCCTGTTCGACGCGATCGAACTGGGTAGCCTCGACGACGAAATTCGCCTGACGAAGATTCGGCTTGCCCGCGCGCTGGCACAGGAAAACGAGCGCGGCGGCAAGTTGGAATTGGAGTCGGCGGTGAAGCGAACGGGCGGTGGCCCGCAGGTAGCGTCGGCCGAAGTGCACACCAAGGCGCGCGATTACGTGACGATCATTGACCGTCTCACTGCTCGCATTGCCTCGCTCGAAGCACGGCGTGCGCTCATTGCAAGCATGAAGCTTGACGCCGACCTGAAGCGCATTGAATTGAAGGACAAGGCGGGCAAGGATGACGGCGAGCCGGTGGGCAAGATCGTCATCGAAGTGGTGAAGGAGCAGGCCAATGCGTGAATTGCGCATGACCATGACCGAGCCGCAAGCTGAGTTTTTCCAGTTGGCGGACAAATACCCCGCGTTCGTCGGGGGCTTCGGCACAGGAAAGACCGAAGCATTGGCAATGTGTGCCACGCGTGACGCTTTGGAATCGTCCCGGGCCCTAATCGCCCTGTACGAGCCGACATACGATTTGGTGCGCCTGATCTTGGCGCCCCGGATGGAGGAGAAGCTCACCGATCTGGGCATTCGATACCGGTATCACAAGACCGACAACATCATCTACACGGCCAACGGTGGCTGCGGCGACTTCGTCCTGCGCACGTTGGATAACCCGGCCCGCATCGTTGGCTACGAGTCATACCGCGCGCATGTCGACGAGATCGACACGCTGCGCAAGGACCAAGCCACGCTGGCGTGGCGCAAGATCATCGCCCGCAATCGGCAGAAGCCTCGCGGGATGCTCGACCCGTTTAATCGGGTCAGCGTCTACACGACGCCGGAAGGGTTCAACTTCGTCTACGAGACGTGGGCGAAGAATCCGAAGCCCGGCTACCGGATGGTGCAGGCGGCCACGCGCACGAACCCGTTCCTACCGGATGACTATATCGACTCACTGCGCGCGAGTTACCCGCCGCAGTTGATCGACGCATACCTCGAAGGGCGCTTCGTCAACCTGAACAGCGGCGCTGTCTATCCCGAATTCAGCCGGGAACTGAATCATGCACCGACGACCGTCATTGACGGCGAACCGCTGCTTGTCGGCATGGATTTCAACGTCAATAAGATGGCGGCGATTGTGTATGTGCTGCGCGATGGCTGGCCTCACGCGGCTGACGAGCTCACTGCTGTACGGGATACGCCGGAAATGGCCCGTCTGCTGCGTGAGCGCTACCCGAAGCAGGTCGAAGGCCGCCGTCTCGGAGTTTATCCAGATGCCAGCGGTCAGAACACCAGCAGCAAGAGCGCAAGCGAGAGCGACCTGTCGATACTGCGGCAGGCGGGACTTACAGTTAACGTGCGATCGACAAACCCAGCCGTGAAGGATCGAGTGAACGCTGTGAATGCGCTGATCCTGAACGACAAGGGCGAGCGTCGGCTGAGAGTCAATACTGACGCCTGTCCGGTGCTGACGGCCGCACTTGAGCAACAGACGTATGACAAGAACGGTCAGCCTGACAAAACGGGTGACCATGACCACCCGAATGACGCGGCAGGCTATCCCATCGTGTTTCGCTGGCCGATCGTGAAGCGTGACGCCGCAGTACAGTCCTTCGCCGCATAACGAGAATCTGAGCATGTCCAACGTCCGAACCCCGACCGCCGCTGTGGCTGATGCGGCCGAGGATCTCGCTCTGATTGCGGCGCTGATGGGGGGGACCCGAGCGATGCGAGCTGCGGGGAAGGCCTACCTGCCGCAATGGCCGAACGAGTCGGACGACGCGTTCGACGCACGCCTGCGCACCGCAACACTGTTTCCCGCTTTTGCCAGGACGGTCGAAGTGCTGGCCGCAAAGCCGTTCTCACGCCCGATCACATTGGGCGACGACATCCCGGCCCGCGTGCGTGACTGGACCGAAGATATCGACCTTCAGGGCCGCAGCTTGCATAGCTACGCGGCGTCTCTCGCCGATGCTGTGCTTGCCGAGGGAATGGCAGGAATCCTGGTCGATTACCCGACGAAGGACAAGGGCGTGAAGACGGTAGCCGACGAACGTCGGGCGGGGCTGCGACCGTACTTCGTGCACATCCGAAAGGGCGACATCCTCGGCTGGCGGTCGAAGCGAGTCAGGGGCGTCGAAACTCTCACACAATTGCGACTGCTTGAGCAGGCGACGATCGACGACGGCCCGTTCGGCGAAAAGGCGATCGAGCAGGTGCGCGTTCTGTACATCGGGAAGTGGGAAGTTTGGCGCGAGACCGAACAGGTCGATGCCGAAGGGAAAAAGATCTGGGTGATTTACCAATCTGGCACCACGACACTCAAGCGTATTCCCTTTATTCCGGTGTATGGCAAGCGCACGGGGTTCATGACGGCAGTTCCGCCGCTCATGGAGCTGGCGCACTCCAACGTTGAGCACTGGCAGTCGAAGAGCGATCAGCAGACGATCCTGCACGTTGCGCGTGTGCCCATCCTGTTCGCGAAGAACTTGGGCGACGCGCAGATCGTAGTCGGCGCTTCGACCGCAATCAAGGCGGACGGGCCTGACGCCGACATGAAGTTCGTCGAGCACACAGGAAAGGCCATTGAGGCTGGACGGCTGTCGCTGCTGGATCTCGAGGACCGCATGCGCCAGGCAGGTGCCGAGCTGCTAGTGATAAAGCCCGGCAACGTCACCGAGGTTCAGACCCTTGCTGACAATGAGCAGGGCATGTGCGCTCTGCAGCGTATCGCTCACGACGAAGAGGACGCGATCGACGCGGCACTGCAACTGATGGCCGAGTGGGTCGGCGAGACGCAGGGCGGCCACGTCACGATTTACAAGGAATTCGGCGCCGCCACGCTCGCGCAGGCGTCGCTCGAACTGCTGCGGGACATGACCATCGACGGGACGTTGTCGGACGAGACTCTGTTCCGAGAAGCGCAGCGACGCGGGGTGATCAGTCCTGAACTGGATTGGAACGGCGAAAAGGACCGCATCGCCAAGAATCTCAAACGTCCGGCCGCGCCTGTGCTGCAGGACTGAGCGGCACGGACGATTTACCGACGGCCCCTGGCATCCCGCCCGGGGCCTTTTTCTTTGCCCGATCGGCGGATGCCGTAAGGCGCGATGCGGCGGACGCCGCACAGCATTAAGGGCGGATGCCCGAGGAAAGTCACCATGCCATTCAAATTCGATGCCGACGGCAAGATCGTCACGCAGGAAGTCAACGGCCAGCAACTGCCGGTTTTCATCAACGCGAGCGGCGGCGAAGCCCCGTTCGACGCTGATGCCACGCTCGGCAACATTTCCCGACTCAATGGCGAGGCCAAAAGCCATCGCGAGCGAGCAGAGAAGGCCGAAGGCGCCCTGAAGGCGTTCGAAGGAATCGCGGATCCTGCGGCAGCCATCGCAGCCTTGGAGACGGTCAAGAACCTGAACGACAAGAAGCTGGTGGATGCCGGCGAAGTCCAGAAGGTGAAAGACCAAGCGATCGCATCGGTTCGCGCCGAGTATGACCCGATCGTGAAGGAACGGGATTCGCTGAAGACGGCACTTTTCGACGAGAAGATCGGCGGCGCTTTCGCGCGCTCGAAATTCATCGGCGAGAAGGTTGCCATCCCGGCGGACTTCGTTCAGGCGTCGTTCGGTAAGCATTTCACGGTCGAGGACGGAAAGATCGTCGCCAAGGATGCGAGCGGCAATCAGTTGTTCAGCCGCACGCGCCACGGCGAACCGGCCGACTTCGAGGAAGCGCTGTCGATCCTGATCGACGGCCACCCGCAACGCGACAGCATCCTGAAGGGTTCGGGGGCGAGCGGCGGCGGAGCGAGTGGCGGCGGCAACGGTGGCGGCAGTGGCAAACGCACGATCACGCGTTCGCAGTTCGAGGGCATGGGGGCCGCAGAGCAGGCAGCCGCCGCGCGCGACGCGAACGTGACCATCACGGACTGATCTGTCCGAAACCAATCTGAGGCCGCCTTGCGCGGCTTTTTTCGTTAGAAGAGGCTCATACACATGATGCGTTTCCTTTCCACCCTGCGCCGCACGGCGCTGGTCACGATCGCAATTGCCGTCGTGGTCTACCCGATGGCGACCATGGCAAAGGTCGCTTCGATGGCCATGAGCTGGTTTCATGGCCTTGCTGTGCACCCTGCTAAAGGCGGTATGGTGCTCGGTGCCAACACCCTGACCAGTCTGGTGCCCGATCTGTACGAAGCGCTGGACGTCGTGTCGCGCGAGCTGACCGGCTTCATCCCGTCGGTGACACTCGACGCGAGTGCCGAGCGAGCGGCGCTCAATCAGGCGATCCGTATCCCGATCACGCCGGCCGCTGCGGCTGAAGACGTGACGCCCGGGCAACTGCCGCCGGACGACGGTGACCAGAACGTCGGGAACACCCCGTTCTCGATCACGAAGTCGCGCACGGTGCCGTTCCGCTGGACAGGTGAAGAACAGAAAGGCGTGAACAGCGGCCCGGGCTACAAGACGATTCGCCGTGACCAGATCGCGCAAGCCATGCGCACGCTGGTGAACGAAGTCGAAACCGACCTCGGCACCCTGTTCGTTGGCGCATCGCGCGCCACTGGCACGCCGGGCACCACGCCGTTCGCATCGAACCTCGGCGACACCGCGCAGCTGCTCAAGATCCTCGCGGACAACGGTGCGCCGAAGAGCGACCTGCAGTGCGTGATCGACACCACTGCAGGCGCGAACATCCGCACGCTGGCGCAACTGACGAAGGCGAACGAAGCCGGCACGAAGGAACTGCGCGAGCAGGGTACGCTGCTGGAGCTGCACGGCTTCCAGATGCGCGAGTCGGCCGGCGTGGCAACGCGGGCGGCCGCAGGCACGGGCGCCAGTTACGTGCTGAACGGCGCGCACGCCAAGGGCGCCACGACGATCAACGTGCAGACCGGCACCGGCACGATCCTGGCCGGCGACGTGATCACGATCGGCGGCGATGCCCGCAAGTACGTCGTCGCTGCTGCGCTGTCCGGCGGGGCTCTGACAATCAATGCCCCGGGCCTGATGCAGGCTGCATCCGCCAACGCGACCGTCACGGTCGCTGCGGCTGCCACCTGCAACATGGGCTTCAGCCGCTCGGCGATCGTGCTGGCCACGCGTGCCCCCGCGCTGCCGGAAGAAGGCGACATGGCCACGGACCGCATGCTGGTCACGGACCCGCGTACCGGTCTGACGTTCGAAGTCGCGATGTACCCGCAATACCGCCGCGTGCGATACGAAGTGTCGCTGGCATGGGGTAAGGCGAACATCAAGCCCGCCCACACTGCCATGCTGCTCGGCTAACCGGCCGCGCGAGAGCGATCCGACGCCGGGGCGAAGGCCCCGGCCACCCAGACAGCAGGAGATTTCGACATGGCAGGTTTGACTAAAGCCCAGAAGGCCGAGAAGGCAGCCGCAGAGGCGCGCGCCAAGGCGCTGGCCGTCGCAGGCGTGACGAGGAGCAGTTCGCCGCTCTGTCCGGGGACGAGCAGGCCAAGATTCTGGCGACGGCTGAGACCGCATTGGTCCCGCCGAAGGGCGGCCGCGAACGGTGACGACGACGGCCCCGAACTCGTGACGATGATTCGCGACGCGGACCTGTACGACGGGCCGCACGAAGCACAGGTGCACCCGGACGAGGTAGACAACTACCGCGTCGGCGGTTGGAGGAGGCGTAAATGCTGAATGACCAGCAGTTGGCGGACGTCCGGCGTCACGCTGGATACCCGCTGCTGGCCGACACGCAGGTCGATGATTCGCGGGACTTGGCTTATGGCTGGGTCTCGCCGGGCATCTGGCAGACGCTGAATCACCGGCTGACGCACCTTCGGCCAGAAGAGGAAGCCATCATCGTCAATACGTACCTGACGAAGCTTGCCGCCCTCGAAACGGCTGTCACGGATGCCAGCGACAACCTGGACACCGCCAAGGCGGCTGTCTGGACCCACAACGATAACGAAGTTCGTGACCGGCTCGCCTTGTTCGATACTTGGCGCCGCCGCATGTGCGCCTTTGTCGGAATCGCGCCCGGCCCGATGTTGGGCCCCGGCGGGTCGACAATTTCGCTCAGCCGCGGTTAACTCGCATCATGGACGCAATCACGCTTCAGAACCGGATCTATGCCGGCTACGCCAAGGCGGCGATGCGTGTCGGTCTGAGCTACGCCCAGTACCGACCAGCGAGCGCGGCAAACCCGCTGTCGCTTCAGCAGGGCAGTCTGCTCGCCGCGTTCAACGCGGAAGACATGACCTATGGCAAGCCAAATCGGTACGGTAACCCGGTCTGGTACGGATTGTTCGACGGCAGGCTCACCCAGGCCGGCGACTATCTCATCGGCCCGGGCGGGACATTCTTCATCGCCAGTCAGCAGTTGCACCTGCCCATTCAGTGCGTCGAGTGCAACGTCACGGTGCGCGTGTCCCGCGTGGCGACACCTGCGGGTGTGGGGGCGGTCGGCTACGGCGGCCCCTGTGGCGAGCCCGGCGCCGCGGGGTGACAATTACCTGATTGGGGGACGCGACGGGCGCGGGCTGGCCGGCGTCCATTCTGCTGTTCGGGCAGCGCGAGAAGTCCATCAGCGGCTTGCCTTCGTCGTCCCAGCAAATCGGCTGGCGCATCCTGTTGCCGAAGTCGGTACCGCAGTCGGTCATCATTCAGGCGTCCGACACCGTCTCGTGTAGCCTCGGTCGACGGTACGTCGTGCAGGGCGCCGAGCTGACGGACATGGGCTGGCGCCTGACAACCACGGAACTTCACGCGTAATGGCCGACCTCTCAGACGTCAGCAACCTGCTTGTTGCGCAGGTCGCGGCCCTACCTGTACCCGAACGGCACAGCGAATCCGATCTCGCCCATCGCGGGGTGCGCCGTCAAGGTCTTTGCCGGGTGGCCACAGCCCGAGGCAACGCGCGAAGACTTCACCAACAACATCGGGTATGTCTCCGTCTACCCGCTGCCGACCGAAACCGTTTTGCGCTCGACTGTTCGGGAGTGGGAAGTGCAGTCCATCGCGGCGCCGACCGTCACCGTCGCGGTGAGCGACGTCACCGTGACGCTGGGCGGCACCGTGCTGGCATCGCAGAACGTCGCGGCGGTTGTCGGCGCAAGCCCTATGTCTACGGCGTGCAGGCGACCGACACGTTGTCGGCGATCGCGACCGCGCTCGCCACGATGATCAGCGCTGACCAGCCGGCAACGTCGTCTGGTACCGGATTTACCGTGCCCGGGGCACACTTGATCGAGGCGCGTGTCGGCACCGCTGGCACGATCATTCGCGAGCTGCGCCGCCAGCGGAAGGGCTTTCAGATCACCGCCTGGGGCAATTGCTTCGATGTCCGCGACCGACTAGGTATGGCAATCGATCAGGCGCTCCGGGCCGCTCGTGCGCGCGACGCTGCCCGACGGCTCGCAGGCGATCTTTCATTACCAGAGCAGTCGGCAGGATGACACTCAGCAGAAGCAGCTCATTTACCGCCGCGATGTGATCTACGGCATCGACTATTCCACCACTCAGATTGACAACGCTTTCGGCGTCGTCGCCCCGCAGGCGTTCGTCGTCGGCGGCGGCGACACGCTGGGACCCCCCACTTCGTGAGGCACTCATGAATCTCGTTGTTTTGCACGCCTTCGGCGAATACCAGAAGGGCGACCGGATCACCGACGCCGATAAGGTCGCGGCCATTCTCGACTCGGAACAAGCCACGTACGTCGTGAAGGTCGCGGCGCCCGAAGAAGCCAGCACCGCCAAGCCGAAGAGCAGCAAGTAAGCCGCTCGATCACACGCATTCTCAAGCCGCCTCCGGGCGGTTTTTTCGTTTCCGGAGGCACTCATGCCGGTTTTTCAAGAAGGCGCGCTGAATACCACCGCGCTGATCGTCCCGGACGTCTATGTCCAGATTCTCTCGCCGCGCAACACGCTGATCAACGGCCTGCCGACCAAACATCCTCGGCATCGTTGGCACGGCCCAGTGGGGCCCGGTGAACTCGCCGACCATCGTCGGCGACATGGCTGGGTACGCGCAGAATTTCGGCGCCGTGATGGCCGGAAATACGACATGGGCACGCAGGTGGCTGTGGCCACGCTTCAGGGCGCCAACAACTTCCGCTGCGTGCGGGTCACGGATGGTACCGACGTCGCAGCCAGCGCAGCGCTCGGCACGTCGCCGACGAATATCACGTTCACGGCCAAATACACCGGCACATTGGGCAATAGCCTGGTCGTGACACTGGGTACCGGTTCGGCCGCTAATTCGTGGCGTGCAGTGGTGGCGATGCCCGGGCAGGTGCCAGAAGTGTTCGACAACATCACTGGCACCGGCGCCGAGCTGTGGGCAAACATCGCTGCGGCCATCAATTCGGGTCAGTCTGGCCTGCGTGGCCCGTCGCAGTTCATCGTGGCTACGGCGGGCACCGGTACGACGGCACCTACCGCGGGCACCACGACGCTCACCGGTGGTACCGACGGCGCGACCACCATCACTAGCGCAACGCTTCTCGGCGTCGACACCGTGCCGCGCAAGGGCATGTACGCGCTTCGCAATACGTTCACGAGCATCGCCATGCTCGCAGATTGTGACGAGTCGACGAGCTGGACGACACAAGTCGCTTTCGGATTGTCCGGGCATCTACATGATCGCCGTCGGCCCGGCTGGCGACTCCATTGCCAACGCCACTGCTACGAAAGCCAGCGCTGGTATCGATTCGTATGCGTTGAAGCTGCTATTTGGCGACTGGATCTACTGGCAGGACACGGTAAACAACGTAATCCGCCTTGTCTCGCCGCAGGGCTTCGTGCGGGGCGCCTCGCGAACCTCTCGCCGGAGCAGTCAAGCCTGAACAAGCCGCTGTACGGCATCGTCGGCACGCAGAAGTCGATGCAGAACCAGGTGTATTCGGCGACCGCAGAAATCGGCGCGTTGGCGCAGGCAGGCATTGACGTGGTCACCAACCCTATCCCCGCCGGAAACTCGTTCGGTGTACGGATCGGCCACAACGCGAGCAGCAATCCCGTGGTCAATGCGACAACTACACACGGATGACGAACTACCTCGCATACACGCTGAACAGCGCAATGGGCAAGTTCGTCGGAAAGCTGCAGTCAACTCAGAAGAACGACCCGCTTCGACGACAGGCCGGCTCTACGATCAGTTCTTGGCTTGAGACCATGAAGGGCGATGGCGACAACGTCGGCATGATTGATGATTTTTCCAATCAATGCGACGACCGCAACAACCCGCCGAATCGGGTCGCACTCGGCTACATGCAAGACGACTGCAAGGTGCGCTATCTCGGCGTCGTCGAGAAATCATCGTCAACCTCGAAGGC